CGATGCAGCAGATACCGATGCAGCAGATGCCGATGCAGCAGATGCCGATGCAGCAGATGCCGATGCAGCAGATGCCGATGCAGCAGATGCCGATGCAGCAGATGCCTCAGCAGATGCAGCAACCCGCACAGGTGGGCGCTGCCATGGCTGGTCTTGTGGCTGGTATGCCTCCGGTAGCGGTGGTTCAGCCAACGGTAATGCCGCTACCTGTGTCCAACGTGGCGACACAACCAGCAGCAGGTTTTGCGATGCCAGTAGCGTATCCTACTAACCCGGCACCTCAGCAGCAGGTTGGAGAGGTAGCTCAGCAGATGCCGGCACAGGTTGCACAACCTGCAGCGGCTGGTGGCGGTCGAGCGCAGTTAGCACTTGCGGCAGCACAGGCAGCCGCAGGAGTAACTGCTCAATAGTCTCTGGTTATTAATAACCAGTTAGTCAGCCCACGCGGGTCGTTCCGCGTGGGCTTTGTTTTGCAACCAGGTGTCAGAGAGAGTGATTTATGGCAAAGAAATCTGGTAAGTCAGTGGATTCTGTGGCGGCTAGTTTTGCAGGGTTATCCGCTCAGCGGGTGCAGCAAGGTAAGGGCAGCGTCCAGCCGGCTGACGTCGGCGTAGTTACAGGTATCCCGTTACCGTCGCTGGTGATGCGGTACTTTTTCCGCTCGACTGTCTTTCCGCTGAGTAAGATTGTGCAGCTGACAGGGCAGGAGGGTTCCTGCAAGTCGGCGTTTCTCTATGAGGTAATGCGGTGGCACTACATGGCGAACGGCGGGGCAGCGCTAGCCCAGAACGAGAATAAGGACAGCCCGGAACTTCGTCGCAGTATACTGAAGTACAACCCGGAGTGGGCATCCAAGTTCTTCAAGGAGGATACGACCTCGTTGGAGGAGTGGCAGGAGTTCCTGATCCGGACACTTAGTTCCACCAAAGAGATCTACGAAGACCCTAAAACGGCCGGAGCAGTGTGGCCCCTCATACTGGGTGTTGACAGCATTACAGCAACGGGCACAGCAGCCGAGTTGGAGAATATCCACTCGGACGGTTTTGCATCCAGGGGTTTTGCTGTGATGGCTAACCTGATCAGCCGCTTCATGAGGGCTATGCCGGGACAGCTTCGCAACTACCCGTTCACGGTTGTCGGGACAAACCATCTCAAACCTGGTACAGATGCGATGGGGAGACCCAAAGACGATATACCCGGCGGTAAGTCTGTGAAGTTCATGGAGACTTACGAGATCAAGATGGTCCGAATAAAGGACATCGACAAGGCGAATTACGGCGGTATCACTGTGCAGTTTACGCTGCAGAAGAACAGCCTCGGCCCTTCAAGATTCTCTGTCAAAGCGGATCTGTTGTGGTGGAGAGCACCCGGTCCAAATGGTAAACCTCGTCAGGAGACAGCCTGGGACTGGGAGACAGCGAGCATCGAGCTCCTGCTGGCGTTCGAGAGCTGTAAAGGGAAGAAGGGCTTATACAGGAGGCTTCAGGAGGTGTGTGATATCCACGTAATCAGCAAGACTACGCGAAAGGCGTGGTCGAATGCGTTGGGTGTACCTAAAGACTCTCCGACCACATTCCGGCAGCTTGGTAGGCTGCTGGAGACTCGGCAGGATATTTTGGTGCAGTTGTACGAAATCCTGGGCATCGAGGTGCGAACAGTTTGGGATCAGCGTATCCCGTACTCAGAGTTTATGTCGGCCGAGAGTGATAAGCAGCGGGCGGCGCTGCTGGTAAACCTACAGCAATTCAGAGACGACCCTGCAAGTTTCAGCGCTGCGGACTTCCCGGACATGCTGGAGGGTGATGGTGGCGACGACTAAATTAATCAGGTGGCGATTATTGGAGATATGTATGGAGTGGATAAGTGTCGAAGATAATCTACCGGATCGCGGCGAGGCGGTAGTCGCGATGCGTGCAGATGGATGGTGGGCGAAAACACACGGGTGGTACTCAGCAGATTATGGTGCTAGGGTGCAGCCAATTGTAAAGTGGCTCCGTGTGACCAAGCAAGTCGTTCCTAAGTCCGCATAAGGCTACAGATCAGCCGGTTGGAGCGAGTGACGTTCCATGTGAAAACGGGTGACCGACAACTCGGTTGCATCTAAGTAATATGAAGGGAGAAACGCTGAATATGAATGATAGTCACAAGCTTTTCAAAAAGCTGAAGCAGGACGCGGAAGACACCAGTATCAACCGTGACACAGGTAAGTTTGAGGAGGCGGTTGTTGCGAAGCTGCTGCAGTTATCGAGTAGCCAGCTACAGCTCCCAGCACTGAAGCGGCACCAGCAGAACCTGACAGGTAGCTCGAGAGTAGCCTTTGCAGAGTTTGCCACTGTGTTCCCCTCTTATCCTGTGCGGTTAGCGGCTAGCACTAACAGGTACTCTGGAAAACTACCTTATGCTTCGCTGCTCGGTGGTAAGCTGTCTAAGCTGAAGCTGATTGATGAGTACGCCAAGGTAGCCAGCGAGCACGAGATAAACGTCAAAGCTGTCAGATTTGGGTTGGTGTTCCGCTGTAGCTGGGCTAAGCAGGCATCTATCCAGGTAATGCATAATCAGGTATCCCAGACTGGTATGCCGGATTTCGATACGGAACCTGAAGAAGTGCAGGAAACACTGTGCCGCAGGTTTATGTTCTGGTTTCGTGGTACCTACTATGTGTTGGAAGGGCTGAGGTCGTTTACGCACACTGTTGGTACGGACTGGACGAGTAATGCAAATTTACAGTGAGCCGGAGCTGGTGACATTCGGACAAGGTCAGCTGCAGTTACTGCAGAAGACACTGAAAGCGACGGACGCGAACACAGAGCTGGTGGACATTATTGCAGTGGACCAGCTGAAGCTCGGTAAAAACGGCAAGACAATTCATGGGTCTGCCGTTTTGAGTAGGTCTATGTTTCAGCAAGTCGCACACAAGCTTGGACCGGGCACAGCCCGTGTCGTTAAGTCGTTGGCTGGCATAGGTACAGCTGACACAGACGCCAGCCGTGTTTTCGACGTCGCGTTTGCAGTACGAGTGTGGAACAAGCTCGTCGAGTTGCGATTTGCAGAGTTAGCCAAGTACAGAATGATCGTGAATAGGAAGACCCACAGTTTGGAGGGTCTGGTAGGTAACAGCCAGCAGTACATCAAAAATCATGAGGTGTTGCAGACATCGCTGACTATTTGCGAAGACGTACACGGTACGACCTGTAGTTTTTACGGGGCTCGACTGATCGGTAGGGGGATGACACTCTGGTTCCGAAAACCCGCGTCGTCGGTTATTATTACTCTGCGAGATAAGACCTACTCATTCAACGAGGGGTACTATTTCACAGTTCAGGAGGCAAGCGGGGCAGCCCTGCGTGGGTCTGTGGCGGTGTTTTCATCACACGGGGTCAGTCTGGCACCGTTCAAGCCGTTCGGTGCCAGGATGTCTCGCAAGCACAATGCTGTAACTTTCGGCGGCAAGGTTGCGCAGTTGTTCTCGACAGTTTTTGACAAGAAGTTCGAGTGGACGGCTCTGGAGCACGGTATTTCAACAGTCGCATCTCGGCCACTGGGTTACAGTGTCGAAATGTCGACAAAAGCTGTAGAGGTCCAATCTCGCGCTGTTGTCCGTATTCTGCGAAGCCTTGGTTTGCAGCAAGAGCTGTCTCAAGATATCCTGAAGCGGACACTGCGAACAGACAGCGACGGTGAGCTAGAGGCTCCACCACTGCACCTGGGTACCGAGTACTCCAAGAAAGCTGCGTTGGATCTGTTTTTGCAACTGCTGGGAACAGCCAGAACGCTGCGACCAGATCTGCGAGAGTGTGCTGAGCTTGTCGCCTATAAGTTGTTGGTAGGTCGTGTTCTTTTTGTGTGACAATTTTTACGGGTTAGACCCTGTAGGAGATTTTTGTGGTAGAGAAAAGTGTTAGAGATGTAGTTGTCGAGCGTATGCCGGCCCCGCTCCTGAATAAGCTCGCAGTTGTGGAGCAGCAGATTCAGGCTCAGCGAGACGGTACAATTCAGTGGTACTACAAACTAGGTAAGACAGTGCAGGCGGTTAAAGAGGACGGGGATCGCTACCGCGGGACAGACGGTACAGACGGCCTCGAGCTTCTGTTGGAGGCTGTTGCTAAGCACGCATCAACGGTAACTACAGCGTTGCGATTCTTTGAGAACTTCTCTACGGAGGACTTGCAGTGGTTGCTGGATCTCAAGAACGCAAAGACTGGGGTAGGGTTGACCTGGTCACATATTCCAATACTACTAACCTGTGCTACGAAGACAGAAAGGAAGAAGTGGGCTTCGCGAGCGGTGCGGGAAGAGCTGACAGCTCCGGCGCTACACGCAGAAATCAAGGCCGCCAAAGAGGACCCTAACAGCGGCCACGGTAGGCCGTTCGCTGTACCTGTAACGGTAGAGAAACAGATCAGATCGCTGATCAAAGAACTGGCGAGAATGCAGCGGTTGCACGATCAGCTCTGGAACGGGGAGGCTCATAGCATTTTTCGGGAGCTCAGCAATATGGAGGACAGCGAGCTGGACGACGCCATGTTGTCTTACGCTGAGCAGATGCTCGAAGCTTCCAGCAAACTAGCAGGTGAGCTGCAGGTAATTTCAGAACTCAGCGACGCAGCTGTCACAAGGATCAGCGACACGTTGAAAGCACGTGAAGAGGATGCGACTGAGGCGAGAAGCGGAGTTGCCGCAGCCGTAGAGGCCAGCGGAACACGGGCAAGTCGGGCAATTGAGCAAGATGCGGACACGCCTGTAGACCCACCACCGACACGTAGATCGCGATCCGCATCAGCTGTTCCGGCTTAATGCTAGTCGTTAGAATAAGGGCTACGGCATGTCTGCTAGAGTAACTGTTTGCGTGCTTCTGTACGGTGACTACCCGACACTTGCAAAGCGATGTATTGAAAGTATCCTGCAGGCAGCGTGGTTCGATGATGTGAATATAGTCGTAGGGTTGAATGCTGTAGCGCAGGTCACAAAAGATTATGTCTACAGCACCCTCGGCGAGTATAGTCGTGCTGTTATTGTTGAAAGTGACAGCAACCTTCGTAAATATCCCATGATGCGCGAGATGTTTTACGGTATCGGGGAGGCTGCGAAGTCTGACTATATCATGTGGTTTGACGATGACACATTTTTAATTAGCGGGAGTGTGTCGCGTCAGGCTTCATGGTTATCAACTTTGGTGGGCCAGTTAGGTACCAGCCCCGGCTTGCTCGGTAGAGCGTACACGATTCCGTGGTTGGGGCAGCAGCGAGAGTGGGTGAAATCGCAACCGTGGTATAATTCGAGTACTGGTACAGCACCGGGTAAAGTCTCGTTTATTCAGGGCAGCTGGTGGTTAATCCAAACTGCTGTGCTGCACAAGCTTGATTACCCGTGGTTGAATTTGTCGCACAATGGTGGTGATTCGATGCTCGGTGAAGCCTGTCGGCACGCTGGTATCAAGCTGATCAACTACACTGCAGGCGGTGTAGCTGTAAACGCGGATGCAGCAGGTGCAGAATCAGCCGCACCTCGTAGAGGGGTTAGCGAGCCGCAGATAGGTCGCAATAGTGCGGCAGCATCATTAGATCAGGCGACGACGTTGTTGCACCCATCAGATCAGCTGTTCTCTGTAGGTGAGCACGGACTTCAGTACTCCCCGTACTCCCCTTAAACGTAAAGGTTATGCAGTGCAGTTAGATCACAGAGTGCTGGACATTGAGGCGATGGGCGGCCCGGACAAGAAGCACGCAGACATTATGCCAGGTGGAGGACCTCGCGGCTCGTGGTTTGTACCTAAGACAAGTCTGTTGGACGATACAATACACTGGCAGCGGTCATCGACCAGCTCATCAGTAGAAATACCTGTGCAGCGATACATAACGGCGCCATCGCTTACAGCTATTGTGCTGTTCGCTACAAAGTTAGGGATGATTATAGATAGCAGCGCTAACAGCTTGAACGCCTCGCGGGTTGTGATATCCGTTGGCAACATACCGTATGCCGCTGTGCATAACGGTGAAAATGTTTGGAAAATTTTTCACGGTGTGGCATTTTTTGTAAAGGAGTTGTGATGATAGACAGGGGTTTAACAGAAATTGCAGAGATGACGCAGGAAGCTTTTCGTCTCTACTCGGCTTATGCGGAAGCAGCTGCGCAGACCGATTTGCTCACGCAACCTGGGGCTGTAGTTGTGGTGCGTATGGCTAACACACCAACAGGCGAGATAGTACTGAGCCCGCTACTCACAGAAGAGGTGATTGCAACAGTTCTAGCGAATGGCCCGAACAGGGTTGCTATTGAGCTGTTAGCGGAAGTGACGCGACTGGCAGCGGCGGCTGAGCAGTTGCGGTCGTATTGCTACGAGGCAGTAAATACACACAATCTGTCGGCTGAGATAGCAGCGTCACCTTTGCCGCAGCCGGGAGAGGTCGCAGAGGTGGGGGCAGCAGAAGAACTACCGCAACTGGACACCCTCAGTACAACACCAGTAGAGCCGGCACAGCCGTCGCGAGTTCGGAGAATCGTTCAACCAGTTAAGTGATAGGGTGTTATGGACAGGCCGAAAATTGGCATCACAAGAATAGACAAACTGCGACAGACGCTATATTCCAAGGCGTTTGTGCATTTCGTAGGTAAGCCTCTCAGGGAAGCTGAAGAGTTCAGCGAGCTGTGCAGGCTGTTAAAGAAAGTTATGCCCGGCGTACCATACAATGCGATACTCGAAACTGTTCGGCCGCATATTAATGAAGCAATTCCGGTCGGTGTAGCGGTAAAGCTGTCTTGGTTGATGGCTGGAAATCTTGAAACACTCCAGAGCGGTGCAGCGGCTAGGCCGTGGGTTGGGCAGCACAGCGAGGAGTGGATGGCTGTAGAGATAAGGTCTCTATCGCGTGTACTCCGTTATGCGAATATTGTATCGGAGTGCGTCTTCCGGATCTTGAGCGGTACAGGCAGCGGTCTGACGGTTACCAGATACCTGAGCGCGGGTGCTATCAAACACATAGCCAGAAAAATCGGATTCTCTGCCGCTAACGGTCGATACCCGTACCGTCACACGCTGGATATGACTTACCTAAGATTTTACGGTAAGTTTGAGCAGTCGTGTGTCAGGGACGGTATACCCGGGTTCAAGGAAGTAGAGTGCCCGGATAGTCTGTGTAAATGGAACAGGGATAACTTCCTGGCGGTCAGGTGTCGACACAAGGCGAACTGCCCACGAGGTTACACCCACCCCTGCACGAAGTGTGCGATAGGTAGAAATGAGTGCCAGTTCGCTGTGCGGCCGTTGTCATATACGCTAGGCTTCTGCGACAAGTGCATGAATGCAGACGCGTTGTTTGACCCGGCTGCACCAGCAACAACTGTGTGTGCTCAGTGTCTTAGTCACCAGCGGTGTCTTGTAGATATCGCCAAGCGTTAATGTGTGGAGTCAGTAGTGACCAGTGAACGAAATATGATGTGTCCCTGCGGCAGTAATAAAAAGGTCAAGAAGTGTTGCGGTAACAGCAAGAAAGCGGCAGAGCCCCCACACAAGCCAAAAGGTGTACCGCAGGTAGCGCAAGCAATGCTTGCTGCAGGCATAGATAAGGCGGTTGTTTACGCCTACTACAATACTGGTGAGTTTATAGTCGAGGAGTCTCGACACTGTCAGTCCGTAGAGGGGTTGCAGGTTTGGGACGCGCACTTGGCTGCGTTCGCAATTCTGGATGAGGAAACTCAGAGTAGTGTCATATCTCAGTGTGTTAACGGAGCGTTTCAGTGACTATGAATATCAGACCGCAGAATTCCGCAGGGTTGCAGGGTTACTCACCTTATCGCGACATCGCTTACCTGTTCCCTGCACTGGTTGCAGAAGTGTTTTCCAAGCTGGATGAGTGCAACTGGAGCGACGCAACGAAGCAAGCTTGTCATACACACCAGATCAGTGAGCAGGAGATCGCCGAGGCGTGTGGTAAGCTGGGTGCCGCGTTGGCGATGTATATTAGAGAACCGACTATCAGCTCACCGTTTGATGCACTGCAACGCAGTGGGTTCTTGGAGTCCCGACTGGTTGTGCAAGATTTGGTTTTTGCCCGGTTTGGTGAGTCTATAGCAGCTGGGTGGTTCGTTGCTGTGCGTGACGTGACACTGCAAGGTGAGGCTAGCGACGCAGCGCCGGATATGGCTCGCATGTTGGCAGCGGCGAGGTCGCTGGCTGACCGTCGGTCGCCGAGGGAAGGAGACGGCGACCAGACTCCGGTAGACGCGATAGCGTTGTTGCGTGTGGAGGTGAGTGAGACGCGTCGAGCACTGGAGCAAGCTAGAAGGTTGCGACAAGAGCTCGTGGACAGCGTTGCAGAGCAGGTTACAAAGAATCGTGGTCTGCAGGAGCAGCTGCAGGAGCTGCAGATAGCGAATGAGCGATTACAGGGAGCGGCGAAGATCGCCAACCTGAAGATCGACGCAGTGCGAGAGGTGTTAAAAAACAGCCGTGTATTGCGGCTATTCAGAAAACTAGTTTCAGCAACACGCTGAGCAGAGAGCAGGAGTTTATGGTAGCAACGTTACCAGTAGAGGGTCGCGAGCAGGTTTTGCGACACTTGCAGAGATACCCAATACCAGGGTCGTTTCTGTGTGTGTACATGGAGACAAGCGGCTTCAGTGCGACATCGGCAACTGTGGTAGACCACTCAGTTGCGTTGGTGCAGCTTGGTGGGGCAACTCCAGTTATTCGGAATTTGGCCCGGGGCATGCTGCGGTGGAATTTCAGTAACACGCCAGCACCGATCTTGGAAAGACTGCACAACGACCTCGACAGATTGAGGATGGCAGAGCCTGCGCAGGGTACTGGACAGTATCCTGAATATGGCAGTGCAGTACAGCACAGCGCAATTGATGGCCGGGAGGCTGTAGCAACTATGGCGGCGAGTATCGCTGACGCGATTCTTGCAGGTACACCTGTAGTCGGGCATGGGTTGCTGTCGTTTCATTGGAACTTCTTGAAGCCGCATTTACCCGTCACTGTTGACGAGCAGCTTGACTCGTCCATGTTGCTCGGCGGGGTGGTGGATACGTCGCATATAGAAAAACTGCGACAAGCCGACGAGGGCGTGTATGCGATGTCTTCAGTACCGTTGGCAGAGTGGCAGCGTAATGCTGCAGCTATTCGCTCTAAGTCGAAGTGGTCGCTGCGTAGCTTCATGCTGCCACTCTACGGTCTGGGTGTACCACCGGGTACAGTACTGACTGCCGACGATATGCTGATCCGGTACTGTGAAATCCTGCAGGAGTGGTACAAACTAGGAAGTGGGACTTAACAGTGGCAAAAAAACGAGCAGTATCCTCTGCGACTCTTGGTGACGCAGTCACCCCGCTACCGACAGGGCGGCTGAGGTTGCGGAAGGATCCGGCATCGTTTGCGACGGAGCACCCCGTTCCTGACGGGGTGTTTGTCCGCGTAATCGGGCTGGACCTGGGTACGAAATGCGGGTTCGCTGTTTGCGACCTGCAGAAAGATAAACCTCTTGACGGGCAGCTGATCGTTGCCGGGATATGGGATCTGTCTGTAGGGCCGTTTGACTCGGGTGCGTTAAGGCATCTCAGACTGCGGCAGTTCCTGGCTGTGACAAAGCCAGATTTCATCTCGTTTGAGAATGTGAAGTACACACCACCAGCGGAACAGTTTAAGGGTAGACTGTCACCAGCTGCTATTGTGGCCAGGGCTGCAACGTCGCAGGAGTTCCTGGGCGGGCTGAAGATGACAGTGTTATCGTGGGCAGAGGCGAATGGGGTACCTACTCAACCGCAGGATATTGGTACGATAAAGAAGTACGCAACTGGTAAGGGTGTAGCCAGCAAGTTGGATATGGTGCGAGCAGCCAATACTAAATATGGGATGAATCTGGTAGATTCATCGGAAGAAGAAGCCCGCGCAGTTGGGGATGACAATGTGGCAGACGCGGTGTTTTGCTGCAGCCTCGGTATAGACATGTACAAAGAGGGTCTTGCTGAGTATACGCAGCGGTAAGTTTGCAAATGCAGCTGCCGGTCGTGTAAACTCGGTGGAGAGTGTGCATTGGTATTCAGCGAGGGTAACACAGGAGCGAAGCAGACGTGATAGAGCCGAACTTATCAGATCAGCAGAACAGTGTAATCAGGGATATTAGGCACCTTGTGTCAGAGAGCCCGCAGCTGGCTTGCTCTATTGCCCTCGAGGTACAGCTGCGGAGAGCTCTGTGCGTTATCGTTAACGCACGAGCGCACGAGCTGCGTACATGGAAAACAACCAGCGACGAGGCATCGTTGCTGAGTGGTATGACAGAGATAGCCGTGCACAAATCCCGCACAATGGGGACACCGACAGCTTCGGAGGTTGTGGGGGGTCTACTCAACAGAGTGGTACCAGCTGTTGACATTTTCTGCCGGCAGTTCCAGAAAGAGCTGGATGCTGGTAAGTCTTCTTTCGAACTCTACCCGTATTTTTGTCAACACATCTCGCGGCAAGGTGTGCAGGATATGAGCGATGGACCCACTAGCAGAGATGGCCAACCCGATACAGTCGATTGTGCGGAAGCTGGAGATAGCGGAGGAGCCGCCGAGGACTGATGTCAGCAAGTTTACACTGCTGGATATGCAGGCCCATTTCGTGCTGTGCACATCAGGTGTGCTTCACGCAACGATACCAGGCCTGAACCGCGACCTGGTGCGAGACTTCCTGACAGCTGTAGAGGACGCCACAGATGCTGTGGCCGTGTTTGATAGTGGGCCAGCGTTATTCGACGGGCTGGGTCAGCAGCTCGTGTTAAACAAGTTTGTAGACTTGGATCGCCGCATTTACGCTGTCCGTAAAGATCTTTGGGAGGGCTTGCGAAATTTCGTAGGGAGTGCTGCGTTTATAGCTAGTGACATGACCACATATCAGGTGCTGTTGCACACTGTCGCTGTGGTGGATGTAGTGGCTATGCAGAAATCCCCTTTATTACCGGCGCTGCCAATTGTTACAGTGCAAGTTTTCGCGGTGAATCATGACACCGGATTCTACCATTTATTACCAAGGTTGGTGGGTAGCGGGCTGCTGCCAAAGTATGCTGTAGCTCCACCATACACAACAGAAGAACTTTCTAAACTGGAATTAGCATGCAGTTGATATTCACCCTGACAGGTACTGACGAGAATTTAATAGCTGTTACGGCAAAAGGTGAAGCTATTACTGGGTTTCAGCGGCTGGTTATCGAGCCAGAGCCGGTTGTTGGCAAGAGGTACATCCCGATCGGCCGACTCAAAGCCCTCGGCAATAGTGGCCGCGAGGTGCTGACAGACATAGTATTCGATACGAGGAAGGGCGAGTTTCTTATCAGGCCAAAGAAGCTGGACCCTAAAGGCTTTGAGTTCGACCGCAGCGAAGTGGCGGCTTATGGGGTAGTATCGGCCGCAGCAGAAGAGCCGGCAGCAGAGCCAGAAGAAACTTTCGGAATTCCCGCACCGCCTATCAAGCGAGGGGGCAGCGAACAGTGACTGTCTTCTTTACACGGACATTTACCGAGACCCGGTGGTATCAGCGGGTGGTAGACGAAGAGGGGTCGCGGTATGTGGAGTTCTCTCCACCATCCGTTAGCCAGCTTAGTCTGGATCAGCAGGTAGCAGATTGGGTGGGTGAGACTGGTAGCATCATCGTCAACCCTGGAACCCTCGGTATGCATACAGTGTGGCACGGTACGGATAAAGATCCGTATGCTGTCAAATGTATCATGCTGGCGATCGTGATTCTGTATCAGGAGTAGCGAAATGTCGAACAGTATCACAGAGCCAGGTAACCCGCAGCCGCAAGCTGCAGTCCCACCACGTGGCAGTGCAGGTAAGCGGACAGCCTCAACGTTTCCACCACCGCAGCAACTCGGGGCGGCGTTACAACAATCCGAGCCGGCGGCAGAAACAGCACCACCGTCAACACAGGGCGATGCCGTAGCCACGCCGGAGTTGGCTACTGTTTTGCAGGCACTGCTGTTGCAGTTAAGGTTGCAACAGCCCGCATCAGCCGAGGCTGTGCCAGTGGCACCACCAGCTGCACTGTTACAGGTCTCGCAACCACAGCCGGCAATAGCAGTACCTGGCGCTATGGGTTCTTTGATGGTGACGCTGCTGAATCAGCGTAGGGAGGCTGGCAGTGCGTTTTTCTTGCTGGTGATCCCCGAGACTGCAGCCCCGGAGTTGCAGACATTCGAGAATGTGGAGGGGCTCATTGATGCGATAAGAGCGAAGACTGGGGAGTCGGTCTACATGTTTTGTTTTCTCGGGCAGAGAATGCACATAACACGCGGGGCCAATCAGTCGCTGATAACGCCGTACGGCGCGCTATCGCTTGCATTACCTCAAGTTGCTGGGGATATAGTTGAAGACGGCTGGTTAGGTAGCGAGCTTCCGGTTACGGAGGTGTCGCAGCTCGGTAGCCTGATCAGCGAGGAGCCTGGTGATGAGGAAGAAGACCAGTTGGGTGAAGAAGACTACGATGAGGACAGTGGCGGCACGCAACTGTTTTAACTCAGCGAGTAAACGCGTCAGTTAGTATGTATGTTGTATAGCATATCTATTAGACATAGTGTGTAACTTCGTCTAATAGCTACGCGTAGCAAAGGGGGACCAATGTCGCACGAACAGCGGCATAGACGAGAGTTTTACGAGGGCCGCCCAGTGAAGCGGAAACGTAAAGTCGTGGGTGGAATCCTGCTCACGTTCGTAAATGAGATAAAGGGATCCAGAGGTGAGCAGCTTGTGGTAACACAGGCTCAGCTAGACGCCGGTCGTACATTGCAAGATGTACCAGATCGGACAATGGATTGTTTAAGGAGGTTAGCCACAAAGTGTGGTTGACCTAATTTTTTGGATAGCTTTCTTTTGAAAGACTCAGTCATGACGCAGTCAACAGCAATCACAGCAGCAATCACAGCAGCTGTCACCGAAGTAATCGCAGCCGGAGAGGGACACCCAAAGCGAGTGTTCCGGAAACCTACCACCTCAGCAGAGAGGGCGGAGACGCGGTACACGTTCCCAATTATCCACAAGCAGCTCGCTATTGTTCGCGGGTTGCAGTGGGGCGCATCCCCGTGGCCCCATGGCACGATGATATGGGATGTGAAGGATATGGTGGCTCCGCTGGGTCAGACCGCCGCCGCTGTGGTGACATATCGGGGAAGGCTCGACGCACCTGGTACACGCAGTGTGATCGACCTCCCGTTGTGGGAGATCCGCGGAAATCTTGTAGACGGTTGGGTACAGTATAGTACCCATGGATTCAAGAATCTCGGGTGGGTAGCCTTTCCGGAGGCTGCAGGTAAGATCATCAATGCAGCACCGGTCACACCAGACCTTATCGAAGATGCCGATATGCAATGGGCGTGGCTTGGCTTGCAGACGCTCCGAGAGGGTGTGCAAGCAGCACAAGCACAGGTGCAACCGGAAACCGTTCCGGTTATGCCGAAACTGCTAGTTAAGTGCGATCCATCTAACGTCGCAATTGGCGGCCGGGTCGCGGCGGTAGTGGCCGCAGGCATCGCAAGGTGTGATGTAGCTTACGCGGTGGCAAACCTTCAAGAGGTGTTGTCTCGAAGGATAGACGGCAGAACTATACGGCAGATCATGTGTCGGCAACCAATGGTCGCCGGTAACCCAACCAATCACTGGTTGGTGCGGGCTGACTACCTGTGTAAGAGCAGGCTGCCAAACACAGAGATCTTTGAGGACTTCAAGGATCTCTGCGGTGCGCAAGTACCTAACCCGTACCGCTTTTGCGGTACTACGCTGTCTGTGATGAACACAGCTCGGCTGGCTGCATACATGCAGGGGGAGGACAGCAATGGCGAGCCTGTCGTCGATGTCTTGTCTTGTGTGCGGCAGCTTAACGAGCTGCAGCTACAGGCCGAATCGGCAAAAGAGCTCGATGTGCGCTGGGATGAGGCGTCTGCCAGGGAGGTTGAGGGGGGGATTACGGATAAGTTGGTATCGTTGATACCAACCATCCGAGACCTCCTTGGACCGCTCGAGTCGTTTTACAGCGACGAGGCGATACTGCCAAGTCTACTTAATCCTAGAGAGGAAATGCGGACGGTCATACCGCCGGTCACAGAGTTAAGTGGCCAGCAGAAGGATGACCTTGCTGTAGGGGTCTGCTTGTGCAAGTATCCGCACTTGGCTGACAAGCTGGATTGTGCGGACCTTGACCTGGCAGCTGGTAACCCAACCAGTCCGTTGTTTGCTCGCCGAATGGGGGTGACGCAGAACATACTGTTCTCCCAACGCGGCGTACAGTTGGGTGCTGAAGACCTCGGCGCTTACAGGACACTAACCATACGATGAAAAGTATGACAGATGTCTTTGGGCGGACGGGAGCAGCGTTGCAGTCGATAATAGATGAGTACACAGTACTTGCCCCGAGCGGGGCAGCTACGGATAGTCACCTTTTACCGGCCGAGGCTGTACTTCTCTGGTTGCAGCGGTACACTATCGCTTCGTTGGCTACCCCTTGGGTGGGTGACGATAGTGATTTTTGTATTGTGTGCGTCATGTCGGCGACAGTCGGCGAAGAGGGGGAGTGCGGTCATTCTGCAGCGTTCTTGTTACCCGACGCTAAGGCCTATGTATTGCTGACACAGTTAGCTGTACATTACCATCAGCAAGTATGGCAGGCAGCTGAAGCTGGCCACCCCTCCAAGATTGTTATGATGCTGTTGTTCCTGACAGTACCTACACAGGTTGTGGCGGCGGCTAACCCGTTGTTGTTTATGTAGATATGATATGGGCCGGACAGTTGTCCGGCCCGTATTATTCTTTTTTTTAGGCAGAGCAGGACCATGGTAGGGTACATAAAATTCAGTAATGAGCTCGAGGGGTGGGCGAGAGACGATGATGGGAGGGTGCTTGGAGACACCAGACATGTCTCGCAGCACATGGCACCGAAGAAGGGAATCGCTACTGTAATCATCCCACCGGCTACACCTGGCGGAGTACCACAATCGTTCGACCCGCACGATGTGGGCAATATGACGATCAACTACGACCCGGGTAGACCGGAGCAGCGATCTGTGACTGTGCAGAGTTTAAGGCACCAAGCTCTACAAAGCCTGACCACAGGTAACCCTATTGCATCCCGACCATTGAGTGTTCAAGAAGGTAACCCAGCAATGCCTCTAGGGTCTATAGGTCCCACATCAGCAGTAGGTCCGCCCATTCCAGATATGCAGCGGGTGGACTTGGAAGCGCTAGTTGCTGGCCGCAGATCTGCACAACAACCGCAACAACCAGTGATACAAGCACCGCCATCAACAGCAAAATCTGTGCTGTTCCAAGTCGCCGGGTTTGGCAAACTGACATCGCAGTACTCCGAAGTGTTGCGGCAAGGTAATATGCTTATTCTTGTGGTTGACCACGCAAGAAATGCTGGTGTATGTTATTTTCCAGACATGACTGGTCAGGAGGGCGGCCCTCAGCCGCGTATCTTTGTTAATGTTGTAGGCACAGCAGACGTCTGGGAAATAGCGACAACAGGTATACAATTCAAGCACGGTACGCTAGAGTACTGCGTCTTACTTATAGTGAGCGACCCAGAGGCGGGAGAGTAATAATGGAGAAGAGAGGCGTAGTCAGCGAGGCAACAACTTTGCCGACATCTGTTGAAATGCAGAAAAAGTTGGTAGCCATACCGCTAATGGAGACAGCGAAGCGGGAAGAAACATTGGATGGTGATACTGTAAAGCGGCTCGCAACAGCAGCTCGTCAGACCCGCCAGGCTTAAAGTTCGTTATTAATAACCAAGGCGGATGGTGATGGTATGGCTGCTCCCGGCCTAGACTCAATGATCTCCAGCGGCATGTGGTCGGGTAAAGACCCGCACCAGTTTGCCGACCCCTTCATGAGTTTCTCTTCGATGGCTATGCCATCCACAATAGATGAGGCCAACCGCTGGACCGAGTTTATCATCAATGCCAGCGGTGTTTACCGCTCGGCGATCTCCAGGATTGTCGCTTACTTTATCACGGAAGTGGAGATTGTTGCGAAGTCTGATGGGGACGGTGCGCAGCGACTTGGTAAACAAGAAAAGCAGCAGTACATAGACTTTCTTGAAGACAAACTCGGTATCCGCGAGCTACTGCTTACGATCGGGCTGGATTACCTGACCTACGGTAATTCATTCACGTCTGTGTTGATGCCATTCAAGCGATACCTCGCCTGCCGAAAATGCGGCTTCGAGAGCCCGCTGAACAAGATCGCGAACAGTTCGTCATTCGGGTATAGCTTCAACGGATTCAAATTTAATGCCACCTGCAAGCAGTGCGGATACTCGGGTGACTGGCGGCATATTGACAGAAGGGCCGGGGTTACTGGCGATGTCGTTGTAAAGCGATGGTCCCCACACGAGATGGCGATTTGCTACGACCAGCTGACAGGTCAGAGTGCTTACATCTGGAAGATACCAGAAGACTACAGATCCCAGCTGCGTCGCGGAGAGCTGTTTCAGCTTGAGCGGGCAAATTGGGAAGTTGTGGACGCTGTAAAGAACAATCAGCACTTGTGGTTCGATAAGGATGTCGTGTACCACATGAAAGAGCAGCCGCTCGCCGGTATCCGTAGTCACGGATGGGGAATAAGTAGAGTTCTGGCTAACTTCAGGCAGGCTTGGTACGTCCAGCTGCTGCACGCCTACAATGAAGCTCTGGCGTTAGATTACATTATCCCGTTTCGAGTGATCACACCTGCCCCGCGTAAAGGCAGCGGTGGGGATGGGGGAGACCTTAACGACCCTGTAATAATGCTGAACATGGGCGACTTTAGCTCCCGTGTCCGGTCCATGATCAAGCGGCGCAGGGCTAACCCAACAGAGTGGAATGTCCTACCCTCGCCGATCGAGTATCACGCGCTGGGTGGGGATGCTACGCAACTGGCTCCGAAGGAGCTACTAGAGCTCGGTATGGATACGCTGCTGACAGCCATTGGTATCCCGGTAGAAATGTACAAAGGTTCGATGAGCATGCAGGCAGCACCCGCGGCGCTGCGGCTGTTCGAGGCATACTGGTCCAGTCTGGTAAACGCACTGAATAAGCAGCTCGCTCATATAGTGCAGAGAGTTGGTGAGATCTTTAACTGGCAGCCGGTTACTGCTCGACTGACCAAGGTTACCCATGCGGATGACCTGAATCGACAGATGGCGAAACTTCAACTGATGATGGGCGGCCAGATGAGCCGCACAACGGGTATGGCCTCTGTCGGTGCAGACTTCGCAGAAGAAGAACGCCTGAAGCTGGAGGAAGAGCGAACAGTTGCAGAGGAGACGGAAAAGCAGCAGAAGGAGATGGATCAGGCTGCATCAATGGAGGCAACTGCGGTACAGGGCCCACCAGCCGGTGGCGCCCCTCCGCCACCTATGCCGGGGATGCCTGGGCAGATGCCAATGATGCAGGGAATGCCTGGAGCAATGCCTGGCGGCGGAGCGCCAGCTGCACCTGCTGCTGGCGGAGCCGCGCCGGCGGGCGCCGCCCCAGGAGGGGCATCTCAGCAATTCGCTGCCCAGCAGCTACCGACACCGAACCAGCCCACTACAGTAGAAGAGATGGTATCTCAGGCTACTACACTGGCTCAGCAGGCGATGACAATGCCTGAGAGTCAGAGGAAGAGTTATCTGATCCAGCTGAGGAAAGAGAACCCCGTCATGGCAGACTTGGTTAAATCGCAACTGGATGAGATGCGAAATCAGGCGAGGCTCCAGGGTGGCGATATGCTGATGCAGCAACAGCAGCAAGCACCAGCACCAGCAGCAATGTAGGGCATAGGTCCGCAAATAATGCAACCACCAATTTGTGTACTGACTAGAAATAGAGCAGGGTATCTCGACATCACGTTACGGTCGCTGAGTGCTACGCAGTTACCGGCAGACGTGAGGGTAATGGTGCATGATGATTGCAGCACAGATGCATCGGCGAAGGCTTACTACGGCAGAGGCCCACTTTTAGAGGTTAAGTATGACTGGCCCAAGATCAGCAAGTGGAGCGGTTACGGCTTCTCTGTGTTGCCAGCAGGTAACAGGAAGCTGACACCGTTGGCAGATAGGGTATCTGTTAGTGTAAGTAAGCAACCCATGGGTGTAGTGAAAGCCTCTTGTCATGTATTGCGAAGGTTGTTTGAGACAACCGAGGCGGAGGGGGTAATCCTGCTGCAGGATGACATTCTATTAAAGGTGGAGTGGTATACTCAACTTTTGCAAATAGTGAACAGCTGGGGTAACAGCAACCCTCTCGGTGTGTTGGCTGGTGTGAAGCTCGGTAAAAGTTTTCACAAGGGTCACACGCAGGGAGCTGTGTCGTCGGGTATTACCGCGCAGTGTCTGTATGTGAGCAGGCGGGTGTACGAGCAGGCGAATTTTTTGAAGCAGCCACCAAACGTAACGAAGCGATTTGACGACCTGTTGCGGAATTCGGCCGCAGCCGCAGGGCTGTGGGTAGGTGTGATAAACCCAGGAATCTGCCAGCACATTGGCGTGACGTCGCTGGTCCGACCAGGTAAACGGTGGAGCTTAAATCAGCGTGTTGTTAGGATAGGGTTGAATGTGTCTCCGCCATACGCCATGGCGGACAAGGTTAAGAGATTTGAAGCTGGAGTAGAGCTATGAGTCAAGACGACCAGTCTAGTTACCGCCAACGGTTGAGAGGCCAGTTTGGGGATGTGTCGCAGAATCTGGTGAAAGCGTTTAATATCCGACCTCTGGAGGTAGCGATGCCGGAGCAGCTGCGGACCGAGCAGCAGGTGGAGGAGATAGCACAAGAGATTGTGCAGGGGATGCTGGAGTTAGAGGACACAGAGTACGAGTCAAGCATGCTGGCATTACGCGCCGACGATGTGCTGGTGTACACAGCGGTGGCTGCGGCTATCGCTAAAATTGGTCAAGAAGAGTAAACCACAGACAATAGCTAACAGGAGGCCAGATGGTCACAACAACAAAAGACGAAGTATCTACGAAGGTGCAGATAGAGCAGGGCGAGTCGACTGAGGCTGCCCTGCGAGAGGTTGGTGTCGCAGCAGCTGCTGCTGGCGTACTCGGGAAGTTGATGCGAGGAATTGCTGATCTTGTGGATGACGCGGTTTCCACGGCCAGCATCTCACCAGCAATTTCAGGGATCGTGCTGACGAGGGACCACAACACCGACTATTTTATGGTGACAATCCAGTTCGATCGCGAGGTCGAACCTGTTGCAATCAGTGCGCTTACAGACAGGTTGTCTGCTAGCGTTAATACCGGCAGGGGTAACGAAGGTGGTGAGAGCACCATGCTCGAGAGGCGAGCAAAAGCGGTGGACGTCCACGGTGAGACACCGTAGTACCGGCCATTTTGTTTTTGCTGTTTTTTTTAACTGGTCAGTGGAGTTGCCAACCATGATGGGTCGCAGTATATTTGGCAGATTATTCGGAACATCAAAGCCAGTGGCACCAGCACCGGATATTGCGGCAGTTCTGTTAAAGGTGGCTGAGCTGCAGCAACTGGTGCTGGTGCAAATGGACACGTTGCGAGAGCTGCGGCAGTTCACGTTCAGAGCGGCTGCGTCATTGCTGACGCAGTCAGAAGGTTTGAGGACGTCGCAAGAAAATTTGCGGAAACTAGTGTGGCGGCACCTTGTGGTACCGCCAAACATACCAGAGATTGACGTTATTTCGGAGAGCGAGTTTATGTCCTACATCAATAAGCAACTGACGCTGGCTGACCCACGTCTGACGGACTCGGATGTGGTTATCCAGCAGGTGACTATCAGTCAGGCTAACGCTGAGCCACTCGTTGTTAAGGTGCCAGCCCTGGCAGACCAGGTTGTGCAATTCTCCGTGTTGCAAGACACGGTGTACACAATAACCTTGAGCTACATCGACGACGCAGGTAACAGCTCAAACCCGAGCATTACGGAGTTTGTGGCGATCGACGATGTTGCGCCGTTGGGTCCGGATGGTGTAGGCACGGTCAAGTCATTCAGCGAGACAGCAAGTCCGCTGTTTGCCACGCTACCAGCAGCACCAGAGGCGGTTGAGCCTGTTGTGGTTGAGCCTACTGTGGTTGAGCCTACTGTGGTTGAGCCTACTGTGGTTGAGCCTACTGTGGTTGAGCCTGTGGCGCCAAGCAGTCCAGACGGGGCGACAGGACCGACTGGCCCGTATGGGGAATAGTAGGTCTTTGTGCGAATTCGCGGGTCGCAGGTTTAGCTGATAAACCGTCTAGTCAGCGAAGATCTGTGGCCCTGCGCTCAGTAGAGGACCCTCGGTTTCCGAGGGTCCTCTCACTCATAACACTCACAACCCTGCTGGCTCACAGCAGGACATCAACAGGTTCGCAGATATGCCTAATTCAGCTTCAGTGTGTCGTGTTAGTCGTGTGAAACGGGAAATCGCAGAGGCGTCGCGTCAGCAGGGTGTGCTGGAGATCCAGCAGGGTGGTAGCCACTACAAAGGCTGTGGTATTGAGCCTGTGACGTACTCGTTGGCAAACAACCTAGGAGGTATCGAGTTCGAGGTTGTCAAGTACATCACGAGGCACGGAAAGAAAGGCGGCGTAGAGGGTGGTATCACAGATCTCAAGAAGGTGATTCACTACACGCAGATATTGTTGCAGGAGTTTTACGGTGTACGGTCTACGTTCAATGTCATCGAGGTAGAGAAAGCAAAGCAGAAGCAGAAGCATGAGAAGCATGACACAGATAAACAGTTCGGCGACACAGCGAAACGACGAAGCGTCAGGAATAAGGTGTCGAGTACTGGCCGACAGTCGGCACCCAAACGGAAGCCGTCTAACAACACTTGAGATCAGGTATAATCGGTTCATCCACAGCGAGCTGTTGACTCACCGCAGAAACTCACGTAACTCCGCATCGTCCCGAGCCATCCCTGTGCGGCAGATGCTTCGTGACGTTTATAGGGATCCGGTTGTACCGGTTTATTGGGGGGCGGCTCAGCAAGGTATGCAGGCCTACTCCCAAGTTTCTGCACTGAGAATCTGGGTTTGCAGACGGCTGTGGCTCACTCTGCGACTTTTCGTGATCGCTGTTGCGTGGGCGATGCTGAAGCTCGGCCTACACAAACAGATCCCTAACAGGCTGCTGGAGCCATGGATGTGGATCACTGTTGTCCTCTCAGGAACCACCAGCTCATTTGCGAACCTGTTCGCATTACGCTGCCACGAGAAAGCAGAGCCGCATATCCAGATACTGGCTGGGCTTATTCGCGAATGTATGTCTGCTAATCAGGCAGCGGGGAAGGTCTCGCAACTCCATATTGGTGACTGGCATCTACCGTTCATAGACAAGGTCGAGGACTGGGCCATAGACTATATCGACTTACCGAAGGTGGCCGCTGCGAGGTGCGCTCGTGTGTCGTATTTGACACATAACGGTAGCAGGGCGCCAGCGAAAGATCTGGATCTGTATGACAGACTTGTTGCCGATACACCTAAGCACGCAAGTGCGCTGGAGCATGCCGCCAAGTGCATCAATGTAGATTGTACTACGCTAGAAGGCTACAAAGCAGCGGCGGCAGCGTCAGGTAATTTCGAGCATGGTTGGCAGCAGTTAAGGAAGCTGATCTCTAATGAGGCGACTGACCGGCCTGTGACCGACGAGCTATGGTCGTAGTAGGGATCAGCTGATAGCTAAAGAAAAGAATTTGTAGCCCACACTCGTATGAGTGTGGGCTATTTGTGTTCTAAGGTTGTGCTCTTTTACACGTAGAGAGGGGGTGTGATGTGCAGATAACGGGCAGCGTCAAGCCTGTAACGTACGCTACGCAAGTTAAGAGTGACCCTTTACGCAAAGGGTGGTCTGCCGACTGCAAAGGAGATCCTGTAGGTGTCGGCAGGTACAGCCGAATCACGGAGGAGGTCGAATCGTTGGTGTGTGGGGTCATGGTGTTTAGTAAATACAACGGGGAACATGTAACGTGTTACAACGTAGACCATAGACTCAGTAAGTCACAAAATTTAGACAGTGTAATAAGCACCGCATTAGAGTCCCACGACTACCTGGTTCCTGAAGATGTTGGACGCATTGGGTCTCAGTTGTTACGTAACCTTTTCATGTTTGAAGACAAGTACTACCGAAGGGTCGAGTCACAGCGGCAGGAGTATAGCGATACCAGAAAAACACCTGCGTCGTTTCAGCAACTGCTTGCATGGCTGACTATGATGTCTGTAGTTGTAGTGCCTGTGCGGTTGCGTAACGGTGTATTCCACAAGGTAGACTGGATACGGATAAACAAGCGTCGCAAATTGGTAGAGCGAGATGTCTCTGCAATTTTCGTGGTGTCATGTGGATCCGCTGCTGCCTGTATAAGTCAGCAGTACCACCGAGACCGCGGCTCGTTGGAGGGTAAAACACTGAATCGGGTGTTTAGGTGGGCGGATGAGGCGGTGACCGCAGAGATCCGAATGTTCAATAGCTGGTTCAGTAACGAATTGTACGCAACCATTGTACTACCCGACGGTACCTCAAGGGAGCCATACAAGTTATTCGGGTATGGCCACCGATACGGTGCAGACCACCGAACGAATGGCACACTGCAGATACTTGCAATCACCAGGCCAGATTACAGGTTCAAATTCATTACAGGGGCAGACGCATGCGATTTATTAGCCTCCCGGCCAAGCCACTGACGGTAGGAATTGTTAAGTTGAATTTTGTCGGCGAGATGGGGCCGCTGGGTAGCGCAGCCAGAATGCACAACCCCAGAGCCAATATCAGGCCGCTGGTATACAGAAACTTCAAATCGAATAACGTAGATGAGGAGGCAACAGCAGAAGCTTTTATGCGAGACCCTACTTCTACTGGCTGCGTGTTGTTTGGGGCGAAATACGGCAGGTTGCTGCCGAGTGACAGCCAGACCTGGTTATTCCCTTCGGCTGGGTGGATCAGTATATCCTCAGTCAACTGTGTACGATTACGTGAGGCAGGTGCTAAGCGGTCTATGCTGTTTAGGATGTTATCAGAGCTGCTAAACGAGCCGTCGGTCAGGAATACTCGCTTTATTGCCGACGAGATGGAGCCGTACAACCTTGGGCCGTGGGGGGGTCGTGGTTACATGGACATTTTGTCTGAGTTGGACTGGCTGCGGGATGTGGTAGCAAGAGAGGCCCGCAACGCTTTTGTCACTACGCAGGATAGGCTTGGCGGTAAAGCGGATGCTGATGCTGTCAGCAGTGTGCCTTTCTACAAGCTGTGTGAGTGGGTAAAGAACCTGTGCGGTGCTTGCATCTTTGTGAGATACGATGGTAGAAAACTCACAGAATACCACGAACTGTCGCATTTCACACAGCCACGGGATATCTCTGGCGTGTTCTTCATGCGGGCGCACGCGTTTAGGATACCGTTGCTGGGCTCGCAGTTGCTTGCGACGCCCAAGGAGGTGGCTGTAGATACTGTTAAAGACTGGGCAGTTCGAGTACTTCGGAGAGATATTGATGAGTACAACGCGTATCTGGCGTCGGATGTCTACACGTGGTTTACGCAAGTCGACGGTGAAGACAAGGTGCTCGGTACACCGCTGTTTTATGGCAGCGACATAAGGAGGAACGGCCTACTTTGTTGTCTGGATCGTGTTATCAAAATTATGCATCCGTCAACAACGGTGAGATTAAGGCCAGACATCGCGACAGTAAAAATGGGAGAAGTTTATGCAAGTTACAATGCAGGCGACAGCTGAGCGTTTGTTGATACCGGTGCGGTGCGACCCGGGTGATAAGTTATCGCCGAGCAGGCAGTGTAACCCTCGTTTCGATAACAGCAGGCACAGGGAACTTGTGTTTGCAGCTTCAGAGGGTGTGAGCGTACACGACCGTAATGTGGTTGATGGTGATGGCGGTGACTACCGGTATACAAAGTTTGTTTGTGTAGAAGCGGGGAGAAGAACACCTGACGCTGAGCGTTTTTATAGCTTGTTTTATACCGACAGCTGGCAAACGGGCGTTAGGCGTAACATGTTTAAGCCTACAGTTACCATGTACGGCTCATCTCCGCTGGGTGGAAGCCTGTCGTCGGTCGCACACGAGTTATTGGATCAGGCACTGCTGAGCGGGTCTATGCTATCGGCACACACTGGGGATGACGGTAGTGTGCCGAAGATACTCGAATACATGCTGAGGAGATGGCAGGTCAACACAAAGGGTGTAACTACCCAAATCTATGGAGAGCGGTCGACGATGCGTACACGTTACGCATGTATGACTAACCTGCGGCAGAAGATCCATTTATTGCAGAGCCTCACAGCTGCGGTGGTGTTTGTGAAATACAAGGACGGCCGCATGCAGCCTGTAGTAATAACACCCACTGTAGTTGATGAGGCTATTGATGGGTACTTCTTTGTAACGTGGCGAGATGTTGCGAACAGGTTGGCCGATGCTTTCCCTGAGGATGACGTATCCATTAGTGAGGCTATGCGTCGCGGTAAAGTGTGGGCAAATAAGATCTTGAATAAGGAGCTCCAGCAGTACAACCACTGGCTGGATTCCAATGTGCTCACATGGTGCGAAATACCAAGGCTATCGCCAGGGCGGTCGGCTGTGGTGCTGTGGCCCATGCAGCAACCTATGTTTTATGGCGAGAACATCCGCACCAGCGGCATGTTGACGTATTTGACCCTACTGCGCAGTGCCAGCGGTTGGCGTAATGTGAAGGTAGCTACGGGCTGTGTCGAGGCAGCTATCAGCGATATTCCGTCTGGTGGGGTCTATTCGACGGCACCTGTGACGGTGCACGCAACGGGAATCGCTTTACTAGATCAGGCACTTTACAAACCTATCCTGAAGGAGAAGACCACAATGGCAAAAGCTAAACCCGATCCACGAGAAGTGGAGGCGCTGCGAATGAAGCAGCTGGAGGAGATTAATGCGAATCCCCGCACACGGGAGGAGCTCGAGGCGTTGTTCGGGCAAGCATGGGACACCGCCCAGCTGACTGAGGATTTCGAGGTTAGGTCGTTTATAGCCCCGTACTGTGTGGTGACGCGTAAATCTGATGGTGCTGTTGGATCTCTGTGCTTCCAGCACAGACCACGGTTCTATTTTGATTTTGTCGAAGACACCAGCGCGATACCAAAGCTATGACAGCCAGGCGGGTCGTGATACCTGGCTGGTACCAGCATTACTGGAAGTGCCGGGTCCGCAGTTGTCAGGCTGTGCACTGGTACAGGGCGGACAAGTGTCAGCGATGCGGCGCCCAGCTGTACCAGTTTGATAACCCCAGCTACACGCCAAGGAGCAAGAAGGTCGAGTAACTGTGTTGTGAGGCTTACTCTGTGTTTGAATCTTCGACGATTTTGTGGTTGTAACCGGTTACAGCCACTCGTCGGTCGGTTTCGGTAGATATTCCGTACGACCATTTTGCGAGGGTTGAATTTCTGGAGAGGCTGCGACATGATACGCCCATCATTTGTGACGGATACATTTGACGAGTTTCTTGGGGCTGCCGCGTTGGCTAGCTGTTTTCTATTGCTGCCTGCAAGTTGCAGTGATACCGTTGCGTCAGTGCCTGTGAGTGGTCCTCGTATCTGTAAACCTTACACCCTACCGTCTCGGTGGGGCCTCGTTAACATGAAGGATGTTGAATTTATGGTAGATGATATGCCGGAACATGATGAGCCGCTCTACAGTGGTGCGGACAGTGATTTGCTGGTGGCCCCCGCAGAGGAGGATGCAGCAAAGGTCAATGGTTTCGTTAATGACGACTTCGCCGAAGATGCCGACGATGATGCCGATGACGACGATGACGACGATGATGATGATGACGATGACGATGACGATGATGATGACGACGATGATGACGACGATGATGACGACGAAGAAGACTACGACGACAATTTTGCAGGTTAGCCCAGCTTACAACGCAGCCTGCGTTGTTCTGGGGGCGAGTTGAGCGAGAGAGCGGGGGTTAATCCCCTCGCTCTTTTTTTGTTTGGTCACGCCTCTGTAGCGGCTTCATTTCTGCAGACAAATATACAGAACTGGGTGTTCTTGATGCGACATGGTTTGGTACCGGGTCATAATGTTGACCAGCTGGATATCCGAGCAGGTCTGGAGGAGCTCAAGCTGTGCGGCTATACGGAGCTTGAAACTGTGCAGGTCATCCAATATGCGATGCTGCGGTGGCGGCGAGGCGAGGAGGAGGCTGCAGAGCGGGGTGCAATCAATACTGAGTTCCATGGGATAAGTATGACATGTTGGAGACGTGTGCTGGCTGCAGCAATGGCTGCTGTGGCTGATAAGTAGTGTTCCAGTGCCTGTGCAGGGGCCTCGTATCTGTAAATGGGGAGAAGGGCGATATGAGCGATCTTGAGGTATTTGTGCTTTGCCACCCGAGAAAGGTGTGCACGACGACGCAACTCCTGCAGCGAGCAGGCGTTACACACACGATGTATGTGAATGAGGACAGTGATTTACCGTTTGACCATGCCGAATACTCGGTAGACCGGTCCTGGCGGCCATCTCAGCGGGATTACGCGGTTAGGCAGTACAGAGCGATGTACGGGCACACCCAGATCCACAAACGCTCAAACGCGGCCATTACGCTGGTCTTTGAGGACGACGTGAAGCTCGGGTCGCTGACTAAGGCTTACTTGCGTAGGGCCATGGATGTGTGTCAGGATATTTTTGAGGTGTACCCTGATGTTCAGGCAATCAGCTTCCATGGCAGGAATCTGTCGCCTAATCGGCCGATCGTGTCGCTGCCTGGCATGCAGTTCAGTGCGTTGCAGACCAAGCCGCTCACAGAAGAAGCGCAGGTCAGGTTCCTGGAGCCGCTCTGGAAGGTTTCCATGGGTCTGACTACTCCTCCTGCGCTCAAGTGGCACGAGGGTTGTTTGATGTACGCTGTTAATGAGTCAGGTCGCAAGATCTGGGCTGATACAGACTTGAGGCAAGGTTGGCCTTGCGACCTGTTCCTGGTGAATAAGCTGAACACGCTGGTTGTAACGAACTCGCCCGTTATGCATAACGAAACTGGCTCACTGATGACTCGTCCGCTCTACGAGTCACCGGTATAGCGCTGTTTAGCTGGCCTTTGGTGCCAGGATGGCTAATCGCTGGAGCAGGGAGTGGATTTGGCCTCTGAGGTCCTGCTGCCCCTGCTCCAGACTGGCCACCCGTTCGGTGAGGAAGGTTAACCGTACTTCCGGGGCATCCATGTTGCAGACAGCATCTGAGTGCCGGCAGAAGATGTATTGGCGTAATCCGGGCTGATACCACAACTTTGGTGCCACAGGCTGCCAGATAAACGGTAATCGCTTCCCGGGAGCCAGTGTGAAGATGAGGTCCCCATCCTGACTGACTTCGCCAGCGCTTAGTATTCTGTGTCTGGCCGGCATATCCTTCTCGGCTAGTGACAGCAGCCCGTTATGGGTTATTGGCTCTCCGAGGTAGACGGAGTACTCCATGTTCCATCGGATAGACTCAGGGACAGCAGAATCCCCGATTGTTGCGATGGTGGGCGACATGTCCTGAGTGTTGACTGGTTTGTCGAAGACCTGCAACGCTGTACCGAACGTATCCCAGATAATCCCATAGCATGGTTGTCCTGTGTTATGCTGAATTTCCTGCATTTTCTTGCGAACAGCGATAATGTTACCCAGAGCAGTGCTCAGGGATGTCCCAGCGTTCGCATTAGCCCCGAAGCCCGGTCTGGTGTTCACGTACCAATTGACCCAATGCACAGGGATAGGGCGAATAAAGCGAGCGCTCTCTATGGTGACCCCTGTGATGGTAGTTCCGATCACTGGTGCGTTCACGTCAGCCCATTTATTGTTGTCTACAGCACTCGTACGCAGGTCTTTCTGTCTGACGACCTCACCGATCTGTAGATGTCTGTGTCCCGGAGGTGCGGATAACGTCCGCCACGTCGATCGAACAGGGTGTGCTACCATCGCACTCTGACGGTACATTGAATAGACAGCAGAGTTTCCTTTGACAGTCTGCTTTATGCTGCCAGGGTCGCTGTGCCAGTACTTGGAGACGCCAAGACCGTACCAGCAGACAGGAACAGGGATCCAGTGCCCCTGATGCCAGTACACAGCATCCTCAGAGATAACCTGATCCCCGTAGACGATCTTGTAGTCCTCAGGAGACGACGGAGCACAGAATAGCTGGAATGCTGTAGGAACAGCCTCAGAGTGCCAGAAAGCCGCAGTAGTGAGCTCCCACGTACCTGTGCTGGTATTACCAACGTAACAGCTGGGAAAGATGACCTCCCCTTCGGTCATCAGCCTGTATGGGGCCTTCATACTGTCAATTAACCGGTGTGTGTGAGTGGGGAAGGATTCTGCAGCTTCTGACATCTGTTGTACTCCCTGTGTTTTGCGTTGCTGGCACGGATATGCCTCTGCGGTCTTGTGTTCTTCGCCTCTGTGTGGCAGACTATAACCCTGAACTCCACCCCTTGCTACCAATCAAGTCAAACCAGCGGAAACAAAGGATTTATTATGTCGGATGCACTTGCAGCGATCAGGGCGTGGAGAAAAAGTGCACTTGTTTCGCCAATGGTTGCACCGGGTAACACAGCACCAAGACAGCAGCCCGGGGCACGACATGTGATGGGGAGTGGAATACCGCAAACAGGGCTTTCGACGCAGCGAGGAAAGGCTCCAGCGTTTCCAGGGTTGCCAGGAAGTCCAGCAGGAAATCCCATAGAGACACACGGAGCGTTGGGGCCGGCTGGGACTGTGGATGGCAACCACGCAGCAGGTGTAGCGAAAGGATTTAAGATTGGCAGGGCAAGGCTTGCGGAGAAGGGTATGCAGGCAACTTCTTCTGGGAAAATCAATGTTTTTAGTAAAGATTCATCCCAGCTCCGCGGGTTCGTAGCAGGGCAGAGGAAGACTGCAGGCATGTATGCGGCTCATATTGTCTCGGCAAACCTACCACCTGAGCAGCGCAAGCAACTACTTGCGATAGCGAAGAACGTGGCCAGGTTTCGCCAAGCTATCGCGACAGATATGTCATCGCAGGGTTATCAGTCGTACGCTGGTGGAAGCACAAACTTCCGTGACGACATACTTGAGCAGTTTCTGGAAAAGAACAAGGATGCACAGGTGGAGGCTGGCGATTCTTATGAGATATCTGCGAGAGGTCCTCGTCGGTGGATGGGTTTGCGACAAGGTGCACGTATTCCGATTGGGGAGGGTTACGCGACGTTAATGGATCATTTTGATGAGGGTGGGCAGGGGTATGAGCGTGACGAGTCTCATGCTGTAACAGATTTTTACGGCGAGGTGGATCCCGCTATTCACAGCTTTTTAGGTCAGATGACAGGCGGCCGCTACAAAACACCGAAACCTCCGAAGGCACCATCTGCTCCGAAGTTAGAGGGTGTACCGGCGATAAAGGCGGCATTCAGACAACCGACTGATGTGTCGCCATACGCAGGTATTCATCGACGGATTCGCCACACTCTGGCGGGTGGTGCGATGGGCGGGTTAGTTGGTGTTGGGGTTGGTGGTTTAACTGGGGCTGGCGGGGCTGCCGGTGCCACAATTGGCGGGCTGCACGGCATGTTTAGCGATCCGGGTGTAGATGAGGAGGGCAAGAAGCGGAGCCGGATGATGGCTGCACTTCGTGGTTCTCTGGGTGGTGGGGCGTTGGGTGCAGCTGGCGGATTGGCAGCTGGTGTTGGCGGGCTGGCTGGTGGTGCAGCTGGCGGCACAGTCGGGGCCAGCATCGACGACTGGCCCGTGGCGCCGCAGCTGTGAGCTCTCACATATACGCTCTCACATATACTCTCTCACAGCACATTTTGACAACAATCCCAGCCTTGCGGGTTCGTAGCAGGATAACAGGGGGCCAAAGTATACAGCTCCTCACATATACTCTCTCACGTATACGCTCTCACAGCAATCCCAGCCAGGCGGGTTCATAGCACGGCAACTGCACAAGTCCTCACATATACTCTCTCACAACAATCCCAGCTCTGCGGGTTCGAAGCAAGGCATGAACAGGGTTGTCACAGTGCACAATTCCTCACATATACGCTCTCACAGCAATCCCAGCCAGGCGGGTTCATAGCACGGCAGCACAGTCCAGGATCCACAATAACAATCCCAGCCTTGCGGGTTCGAAGCAGGGCATCGCGTGCAGCCGGACAAACAAGCACAGGAGAAAACATGTTCAACAACCTCACGGATCTGCGGGCAGTCCACTGTCTATATGTGTTGACGCATCCGGATAGCCAGCTACAGAAGCAGGCCATCAACATGAAGGGTCTTTCCAAAGTCCTGTCCCGTACAGCCTCCAAAACAATGGGCAGGCCTGTGGCAGGACCTGGAGCTGCACCGATACAGTCGCCGGTCAGGCAGATGCGTGTGCCTACACCGGCGCAGCAGAAATCAATCACCACATCAATGGCGACCAAGGTACCGCCGCCACCAGCCAAGTCGTTGGCGACCAGAGCTGTAGCAGCTGTGACACCTGCTGTGAAGGCTGTCGCGGCACCCAGATCGAGACCGGCACCAGCGTTGGTAGAAGCGAACATAGGCAAACCTTTGCCGAGTCGTGCTGGTAGAGCCCTCAACACTGTCGCTAACGTGCCTGCAGGTGAGAGATTTCGCCAGAGGCCAGTCATGAACACAGCAAAACTGCTGTCCGCTGACGGTGTGCCGGGTATGCGTAGGCTGAATCAGGCCGCGGCTGCCGGCTTGGTGTATTCGGGAGCTCGGGGCCTCAGTGATGCGAATCAGGCTGTGAACGATTCGATCTACAACACGACCAGCGATTATGGTGTGCAGGCTGGGCTGACACCTAATCAGAGAAGGAGGCTGAGTGAGCAGGGGCAGAAGGTCAAGCAGTACACGTTGCAGGATGCAACCCTCGGGAGACTGAAACGAAATATTTTCGGTCATGGGGGTGACGAGGCTGCTGTAACCGCATCTAAATACAGAGATGAGTTGTACGGCTTGGCGTTGAATGATGCGATGAAATATCAACTCTCTAAACCTGCTGTGGGTCGCGGTATGTTGGATTCCCTAATGCATTACAGAAGCCCGGCTGCTGCAGCTGTGTCAGGTGTGCAGCAGGCGGGTAAAAACTATCTGGGTGGTCATATGGAGTACAACGATCCAGCTGCGTACGCTGGGCCGATACAGCAAATGTACTCTACTATGAGGCCAGAAAACGAGCAGGATGCTAAGGATATGGCAGCAGCTGCTGTTCAAGGCGGCTGGAAACACCTGACACCAGAGCAGCAGCGGAAGCTGATTGAGAAGGTTGGACCGGCTGCAATAGCAGCAATGACTGCAAGTGTCGGCAGGTGACGCCAACGCATCACAGTAAACAGTAAACAGTATAGGAGGCAGAGTATGCAGATAACACTGGCAGCCAGGTCGTCGACAACTGCGGTATCTCTTCGGCTGTACAGAGTGCTAGCACAGGACAGAGAGTGGTCTTCTGTGAATTATGTGCGGGCAGCTGACGAGGGTCACGCCGTCACGTGCGTCAGGAATACGAATCAGGATCTGTACAATAATAGCCGTGTGTGGTTCAGTGTGACCATACAGGATGATTCCAAAGGAGTCGTGTTCAGAAGATAGTGTGCTGCGAGTTAGTATTGCAGCACTAAACCTCATTAAACAGAAAGCAGTAAACAGATGAAGCAGGTGAAGTTAGAAAAACTCACACAAGAACAGATCGCGCAGCTCCCGCTGCACACAGAGAAATGGTTGGAGATAGGGCTATCATGTGAGCCGTGCGATTTCGAGAAGGCCAAAGCGGCTGCAATCGAGTGCTACGTAGCAGCTGGGCTGGAGCCGCCCAAATTGTTTCTTCTTTTCGATTCGCCCATAGCGGCGGCTATGGGGGCGGTAGCACTGCAGTCTATTGCCTCGGATCAAGGTATGGAGCGGCTCCAGCACCAGCTCAGGAATAAAATCTTGGCGAAGGCCTGGGCGCAGGTCAGTGATCAGGTCGGTGCGAAGGTACGGGATCATGTCAAGGGACAGGTCGGCGATAGGATCGTGTATCAGATCTGGCAGACGGTCCGGGATTCTCTCACTGCTCAGGTCGGTGATCGTGTCGATGCTCAGGTCAGCGAGCAGGTCACCGAGCAGGTCGGTAAGCAGATCAGGAATCAGCTCGCTGAGCAGGTCTTGGCTCAGCTCGACAACCAGGTCAGTGCTCAGGTCAGTTCTATGATCAACGATCGGGTCACGTGGTCGGTACGGGATATGGTCAACGGGGGGGTCAGTGATATGATCCGCGAGCAGGTCACGTGGCCGGTACGGGATATGGTCAACGAGGAGGTCTCGGATCAGGTCCGGAATCAGCTCACTGATCAGGTCTTGGAGCCGGTCGGTGATGCGATCCACTCGCAGGTCTCGGAGCTGCTACGGGAGCAGATCTGGGAGCAGGTCCGAGATCAGATCTGGGGTCGGATCGATACTCAGATCCGTGATCATATCCGGGAACAGGTCGGCGATGATATCAGTGAGCAGATATGGGAGGCGGGCAATGCTACGCTCGCGGTTCGGGATCAGCTCTTGAGGCCGGTCCAGGATCAGGCCTGGGAGGTAGCCCAAGAGGCGATTGCGCATACTCCAGGCGAGAAAGTCAGCGATCAGGTACAGGTTAAGGTCTTGGGGCAGATCTGGGGTAAGCTCTGCGAGGAGCTCAGTAGTGAAGTCTTGGATCAGGTCATGAATCATGTCGTCGAGCCGGTCGAGCCGGTTATGTCGCAGATCCGGGACCGAATCCGGGAACAGGTCGGCGAGCAGGCCCAGGATCAGGCCAGTGCGGGGGTCCGCATTCAGGTCGATGCGCATGTCAGGTATGGGGTCACCGAGCCGGTCGGTGAGCAGGTTGGTACTCGTGTCTGGGGGCAGGTCTGGGCTGAGGCCAATAACCAGGTCAGTAATCAGGTCGCTGCACAAATCAGTGAGCTGATCAGTGGGCAGGTCGGTGAGCATGTCTGGGGTAAGGTCCGTGGTCCGGTCTCGGCTCAGGTACGCGAGAGCGTCGGTGAGCAGATCCAGGAGCAGGCTTGGAAGCAGGCCAGCGAGCAGACCCTTGAGGAGGTCGGTGATCAGGTCTCGGAGCCGCTCAGCGAGCCTGTCCGTGGGATGATCCGGGATCACGTCTTGGGTCAGGTTATTGATCAGATCCATGAGCAGATCAGCGAGACGGTCCGTAGGGTGATCCTGGGGCAGGTCAGCGGGCAGGTTCGGGAGCAAGTCTGGGAGCAGATCCGGATGCGCGTCAGCGGTCAGGTCGGCGAGCAGGTCCGGGATACTGTCTCGGGTCAGGTCCATGAGCTGGTCAGCGAGACGACCATGGAGCAGGTCGGTGATCAGGTCTGGGGTCGGGTCATGAACACTGTAGGTGCACAGGCCCGGGCAGGGGGCCAGAATCAGGATTCGACTTGGGATCGGGTACAGGTTAAGGTCTTGGAGACTGTAGCGGATACGGTACGAGAGCAGGTCTTGAATCAGCTCAACGATCAGGTCTTGGAGCAGGTAGGTATGCCGGTATTGGCGCAGATCCAAAATCAGGCTCGGGAACAGGTCGGTGGTCAGGTCAGTGATCAGGTCAGTGATAGGGTCAGTGATCAGGTCAGTGATGAGGTTCGTGCGGAGGTCTCAGCCCGGGTCCGGAATTCGATCTGGGATCAGGTCATGGAGCAGGTCCGGCATCAGGTCGATGCGGATGTCAGGGATCTGGTCGGCGGGCAGATCCAAGAGCAGACCTCGGGGCAGGTCAGAAATCAGGTCTGGGCTCAGACCTGGGATAAGGCCTGGGAGAGTATCAACGCGACGATCCGGGAGAAAATCAGCGAGCAGGTCCGAGAGCAGCTCAAGGATCCGGTCAGGACTCAGGTCTGGGATCAGCTCCGGAGTCCGATCTGGGGGCAGGTCCGAGATCAGGTCGGCGAGCCGGCCATGGAGCAGGTCGTGGATCAGGTCTCGAATAAGGTCTCTGATCAGGTCAACACGGCGATCATGGATCAGGTCCGGGGGCAGGCCCGGAAGCAGACCCAGGAGCAGACCCCGGAGCAGTTACGAGAGCAGCTCCTGAATAAGGTCAGCGATCAAGTTTTTGGATCGCACGACGTAGGGTGGTTATCTTATTACGCATTTTTCCGCGAGCATTGCGGGTTAACGGAGGCTACAGATAAACTTTCCGGACTGCTTGAGCTGGCCAAGAACTGTGGCTGGTGGGCACCGTATAAGGGTGTGTGCATTTTTCAGCACCGGCACAGTGAGCTGCACCGAGATGAAGCGGGGCGACTGCACAACGAGACAGGGATGGCGTGTCGGTACCGTGATGGTTTTGGGGTCTGGTCGCTTCACGGCATACTAGTGGATGAGCAGATTGTTATGCGACCGGAGACACAAACGGTTGCGCAGATCAACGAGGAGACGAATCAAGACATCCGATCTATCCGAATCACCCGGTTTGGGTGGGCCAGGTATATTGAAGAGTCTGGTGCGGTGTGTGTGCACAGCATGATCAATCAGATCAGCAACACACCAGAAGCGTTGTACCGATTGGCAGACAATTCACAGAGGCTTGTTGCTGGCTGTGTGACTGGTAAGATGGTTACGATGGGTGTCCCATCTACCATCATGACGTGCGAGCAGGCTCAGCTGTGGCTTGCTGGCGACAAAAAGTTCAATCTGATAGCAGCTACATGAAAGAGGTCGCATCATGACAACAGTGATTCAGGAAATCGAGAGTACTATGTGTCGTGTGAGGGCAGGTGTGGACCCACTTGTTCAGCCGGGGAGGCCCGAGAGCTTTACAAGGGGTTGCGTCGCTGGCGACGCCATCAGGCAGGGTGATTTGTATTTAGTTATTGTGGATACAGTGCCTGCGCACTTTATCCGGGCCACTGACGACTCGTGTCAGCTTGTGCCGGGTAACACTGAAGGAGCCAAGCACTGTCTTGACTCGTTGGAGGGTGTCACAAAGTGGTATCCACCTAACTGGTCCAGCGAGTCGTTGGAGGGTCCAATGTTGGTGCTGACAAAAGATCGCGTGGTGCTGCACCCAACACATGGACCGGTTACGCTGTTGGCGGAAACGACAATTGCGTGTCACTACCAGCGAGAGTTCGACGCGATTGAGATGAGGGAGCGAAGAGCTCTCGATTAGTTGCTCATAAGCAGCAAGGTCCACTCTGTGCAGCCGGCTCATTGCGAGCCGGCTGCAGCAGGTGGCGGACAAAAAGAGAAGGGAGCGATAAGTGGAGGAACCCAGCAGCTTCAAACCAGTCGGTAGCAACCACATCGACGGCTACGGCAACCAGTGCGGCAACGGCTCCGGCTATGGCAACGGATACGGCTATGGCAACGTCTACGGCTATGGCAACGGATACGGCTACGCCAGCGCCTACGCCAACGTCTACGCCAGCGGTTGCGGCAACGGCAGCTGTTCCGGTTACGGCGACGGCAACGGTTTCGGCAACGGCAGCAGCACAGTGTCGACATCTACCAGACGACGGTAACAGGAAGCAGGAAGGTAAAATGCGCAGCTTAAAACTAGTAGGCTACAGCTTAGGCTACGATCCAAGTTACGGCAACGGCAATGGCAATGGCTACGGCTATGGCAACGGCCACGGCAACAGCAACGGCTGCGACTACGGTAGCGGCTACGGTACCGGCAGCTGTTCCGGTTACGGCAACGGTTACAGCTATGGCAACCAATACGGCTCCGGCTCAGGCCCCGGCTCTGGCTTCGGGAACGGTTACAACGGCTACAGCAACGGCGACGGCGGCGGTTACGGCGACACCACCATCTCAACGACTACCAGAAGACGGTAGCAGAAAGCAGGAAGGTAAAAATGAGTAGTGTAAAACCAGTAGGTGGCGGTATTCGTTACGGTAGCGGACAAGGTTACGGCGCCGGTTACAGCTTCGTCAACGGTAACGGCCACGGCTTCGGCTTCGGCAACAGCTGCAACCGCGGTACCGGCAATGGTTACATTAGCGGCCGCAGCTTCAGCAACGGCTACGGCAGCGGCTACAGTAACGGCGACGGCGACGGTTATGGCGACGGCAACGAGCGAGGCGGCCACAGTTACGGCGACGGCTACGGCTATGGCAACGGCACAGTCTCAACAGTTACCAGAAGACGGTAGCAGGAAGCAGAGAGGTAAAAATGAGCAGTGTAAAACTAGTAGGTGGCGGCCTCCGTTACGGCGGAGGCCGCAGTTCCGGGCAGAACAGTGGCTGTGGTAGCGGCTGTGGCTACGGTGACAGCTACGGCTGTGCCAGCGGCAGCGGTAGTGGCAGTGGTTACGGCAGCTACGGCAGCGACGGCGGCGGAGGCTACGGCGAAGGCTACTGCAACGGCAGCGGCGCTGGCAACGGCGCCGGTTACCGTGGAGGAAACGGCGGCGGCTACGGTAACGGTACCGACAACAGCTTCGGCAACGGCTTCGGTCATGGCATCAGCACAATCTCAACAGCCACCAGAAGACGTTAATAGGAAGCAGGAAGGTAAAAATGAGCAGCTTAAAACTAGTAGGTAGCGGCCACGGCCTGGGTTACGGCTTCGGCAACGGCTTCGGATTCGGATACGGTTACAGCACCGGATACGGTAACGGCTTCGGCTTCGGCTTTGGCTTCGGCAACAACGGTCGATACGGCAGCACCAACGGCTCCGGCTCCGGTTCTGGCACTGGCTCCGGCGACTGCGACAGCTACAGCAGCAACGGCAACGGCTACAGCAGGAACGGCTTCGGCAACGGCAACGGTAACGGCACAGTGTCGACCTCTACCAGAAGACGATAATGTGTAGCAGGGTGTAAAGGGTGTAATCGGTTATTGATAACCGAGCTCATAGAGAGCTGACTCATTGTGAGGCAGCGACAGTAAGTGGTAAGCAATAATCAGAAAAAGAAACAGAATGATCGATCAGACAGTAGTGATCAACGGTGTTAAGTATGTCCGAGAAGACTCAGTTCCAGTACCACGACCGACTGGAAGCAGGGCTGTAGTTGTGGTGGATCGCGGGTGGATCTTCGCTGGGGATGCTCGGCGGGAGGACGGCAGGATCTTCCTGAGCAGAGCGATCCTTGTCTTCAAATGGGAAGAAGTTGGGTTCGACGGGATGCTCTCAAATCCGCTGTCGACTAAAGTATTCCTGCGACCGCTGCAGAATGATGTCGAGATCCCGGCAGGGTCGGAGATTTGCTCCGTTCCGGTATCGGAAAACTGGGGGCTGAAGTGAGCCCAGCCCCGAGCGGCAACACCTTGAAACTTGTAGGCTACAGCTTAGGCCACTGTTACGGCGCCGGCTACGGTTACGGCAGCGGCAACAGCTACGGCTATGGCTACGGCTATGGCAGCGGCTATGGCAGCGGATTCGGCAGCGTCTATGCCAGCGGTGACGGTTTCGGCAACGACAGGCAATCAAACAGGAGGACTCAGTGGTAGTAGAGCAGCACCAAGAATCAGGCAAAACCGAACCAGCGGATCTGGTAACAATCACGATCAGCCGAGTTGTGGCACGTTGGCTGGATCTACATCTCCAGCAACAATTCAAAATGCACGGGTTCCGACCGCACGATCCGGTACCTCCAGAGGTAGCGGTGGTGGGGCAGGCTGTACAGGAGGCGATGGAGCCCACACCAGCTTTCGCAGGTTTCTCACACGGTTCAGATGTTAATGTTTCGTGGGAAGAAGCCATCGTACTTGCGGGGATGTGCCGTCGAGCTCATAAGCAAGCGGGGATAGAGCTGGAAGCCATGCGATCAACCGACCCGGATCGGCGACTGCTGCCAGAAAGTTTACGCGACGCGCCGCTAGAAGAGCTGCGTGATCAGGTTAACCCGTGGTGCAGCAGGTGTATGTTGCTGGAGCATCTGGTCAAGGTATTCACAGACGCAGTACCAGATAGTTACACGGATCGATTCAAGAGTGCGGGTGATCACCTAACGATCACACCACAACCCACTCTGCTGGATCCTATCATGCGAAGAATGATAGCTGCTGAGGATAGCAGGATATTAGCTTCTATTGCGGCTCCTGCCGCTGGCTCGGAGGATGTGGCCCGCAGGGAGCGGCAGAAACTACATCGCGAGCCGGATAACCTAATCTACTTCCAGTAGTAGTTCTGCAAACAGTGGAGACTAGATAAAGGAGCTAGAAGTGAAGAAAAAAGGTAAGGCTGCAGTTATCCGGCAGCGGTGGTCGTGTGTCCCGCGATGGGTGACTCGACAGATATCTGGACTACGGCAGATCGGCCGAATCGACCCATACTACGAAGTCCATCGCTGCGCGGTGTCTATTCGCATGCTAGCGCAGGAGCTTGATGACAAACACGAGTTTAGTCGACTGATGGATCATTGGGGTAGTTGCGGCGATGTGTTTTACTGTGAGCCGTACTGGACGAAGGTCGAGGTGAAACCAATCGCAGACAGGCTTTCCAGGTTGCTGTGCTGCTCGTGGAGATTCGCTAAGCCTAGATGGAATGACTCGACAATTCGTGTCGAGTTCTATAGGTCACCAGAGGATCAGCTGCCGCTCAGCGGGTTGCGGCGGCAGCAGGTTTTTGCGGATATCGTCTCCCCAGCTATCGAGGCGAAAATTAAGGCATATATGGATACACCGTACAGGAAGCATAAGCGACTCGAAGATCTAAGAGTGATCACCACTACAAAGGTCTGGGTGCGGGTAAGGAAGATGCTTGGAGTTCCGATGTTTTGACCGGCAACCAGGTAATTGCGTCGTAGTTGGTTATGAATAACGAACCTTTGACCCGATAGTATGCCTACTTGGGGGCTTCGTAGCCAAGCGGAGGCACACATGGGTAGCCTGACACTGCATACACAACGGACAAAAACACAAAAGGAAGGTTAGAGTTAGAGTATGGCTATTAACTTGAAAAAGTTGGCTGAGGCGTTGAGCAATCTAAACCCGGCTGCCGCGGCAGTCCTTCGCAGAGCTACAGCGGATGCCCCCACGACAGATGCAGCGGATGAGGAGTGCGAGGTTAAGCTTGTGCTTATCATGATGGCTATGCGGATTGCGGAGAAAGAGGGGTTGAACCCGTGATGGTTAACGTGCAGCCCGGGGCGGCTAATAACCACCCGGCCACCCCTGAATCCGCGTCACAGATAGTCCGGCACATGAAAGCCGGGGGTCGGTGTATGGTGCAGATGCTGCCGCGTCGTGATGCAACGATAACCTACCCCAGAGTGGTAGAGCAGGCGAGAATGGATAAAAATGGTGAGTGGTACTTTGGTGTGTCGCTCTGGGCGTTCTCGTGGTTTACGTTCCCCTCGGCGGGGTTGGTGTGGACGCTGAATTAGGGTAAGCCCCGGGTCGGTGACGGTACAGCATTTGTACGGGTGCGTAGCCCGTAGTTTTCAGAACAACCGTTGCCGCTGGGGTAGCACCCAGCGCCTACCAGCTGTACCTAAACGACGCTATTGGAGTGCGAAGAGCGTCAGGTTGATGATGTGCTGTACCGTCTGACAGAGAAAATCTGGAAGAAAGTTAAAATCGAGCTCAACATCCAAGACTGAGAGCGACGTGAGGAGAAATATTTCAAATGTCAGACACTGAGCCCGGGCAACCAAGTGTGGATCATACTAGTATGCTGAAGGACCGCAAAATGACTGAAAACCAGCCAGTCCTGGCAGCAGAGGCCCTCTCTACAGAGGCTCACATGGTTTCCATGCTGTTAAGCGTGGGCTGGGTAATACACCTGACGGACTACCCAGCATTATCCGTGAAGATGTTTAAGTGCGTAACAACAGGTAATACCACAGCAGTGGAGCAGCTGGAGGTAGAAGTGGACACAATTCTGGAGTTGCAGAGAGCGGGTAAGTTAAAGCGGCACAAACAGTTCAAATCACAGGGTGTAACAACAACAATTTTTACTGCAGGAGAGTAGAGTGTTTACAACAGACAGCAGGACGGAAAACTTCCTGACGCAGATGGGTGTGCAATACTCGTATCGCAACGGATTGCGATTCCCGGAGGAGTTTGCACCGGGTTGGGATCAGGAGAACCTGGGAAGACCGGTGGCCGTCCGTGAGGACGCTGTGTTGGAGTATGCGGCGCTGATGGAGGGAGGCTCAGCCGCCCCAGCCACGATACTATGTGCGACACGTGATGGTTTTCGTGTGTTGGATGGGGTCCAGCGTCTATCTGCAGAGCTTCTGCAGGAGACTACCAGGATTTCTGCCTACGTTGTGGAGACGGACTCGGAGGACTCACTTGCGGCAATCCGGGTGCTGGCGAATGCGAGAATGCAGGGCCGTGCAGAGCCGGCTGAGTGGACTCGTCGACGAGCTGTCGAGGTGTTGGTAATCGCCAGAAAAATGAGTTACGCAGAGGTCGCCAAGATGGGCGGCTGGAAGACAGCAGACGTGAAGAGGATAGCGGAGGCTATCGAGCTCCAGAGCTGGATTCGAGATGTTGGAGGACCGGCGGATCTCCCAGATTTGCTGCTGGCGGAGCTGCGACCACACCTTGAGACTGGTAACCTCCTGGAGAAGGCAACACTGCCAATAACAGCCTTCCTGCAGACTATCCGGAAGGCGAAGCTGTCTGTTCAGGACGCTGTACCATTTATTGACGAGTTCTTTGCCCCGCTACCGAAGGGGTCGAACCCGTATCAGGTGTACTCGAGCAGGCTTGATGATGTCCACAAAGAGACAGAGATCTCAACCAGGCTAACCGGCCGGCAGAGAATGGAGATACCCAAAGACGTTGTCTTGTTAAGGGCGCTGAAAACTGTCGAGACAGTTGTTGACAGCATCCTGACGCACGGCGAGCCGGTACCAAACGTGGACGAGTTTTTCCACATACTGAACAGGGTCACAAAAAAGCTGAAGGTGTTCTCTACGAACAAGAAAAATCAGAAGGGGCAGCCAGCAGTAGACAGGACGAGCAGATGATTTCGCAGATAAAGCGGAGGTTTGAGGATTTATCCTCATACCTCAACAAGGACACAGAGGGTCTGAAAAGATTGAAGGCGCTTAAAGACGATGTGAATGTGTTGCGGAAGGCGTTAGCCGTCGCGGAAGATAGCACCAGACGAGCAGAGGAGACCAAGAATGCTGCCAGGGCGAGGGCCGACAGTGCAGAGGCGGCTAACTACGCAGCACAGCTGGAGAGTATGCAGCTGCTGGTCAGGGTTGATGCTTTAACCAGAGAAGTGGCATCGCTAACACCTGCAGAGGTCATCGAGGAGGGTGATCACGCAGAGTCAGCTGGTGGTGATATGCAGGAACACGTTGTTAGGGCCGTATTGAAAAAACTCAGGAAGGAAGTACGCTGCTGCCCTAAAGCTATAATGCGGGAAAAAGAAACCGGCCGTACAAGATCGGCCGCTTCAACAACTCGTGCTGATACCTATGTGCGAGAGGAGTTTGCGACAGGTTGGTCGCATAAAGACCTGTGGACGCTAGGTGCAGCAGTTGCAGTTATCGCAAGCATGAACGGTGGTGTGACAATTGTGACGGATAAACTGTTCAAGCAGATGGCTGTTAAAGGAGACGAGGGGCCAGTGGAGCGACATATGTGGCAATGGTTCGCCCCGAAAAACGTTGAACAGTTCTCTGCTGCTTCTTCTAAGCTGTATGAGGCGGCGGATTCAGGACAACATCCAAGTCACGACTATATTTAGGGGCGCACGATGATTTCGCAGATAAAGCGGAGGTTTGAGGAGCTCTCGGAATACCTGAACAACGATACCGCGGGGCAGAAGAGACTGAAGGCCCTTAAAGACGATGTGAATGTGTTGCGGAAGGCGATGGCTGCAGCGGTGGAGGACACAAAGCGAGCAGAGGAGATCAAGCACACAACCAGAGTGCGGGCCGATTCGGCCGAGCTGCAAGTTGAGAAGGCCGAGCAGGTCGCCACACAATTGAAGGATCAGGTTGCCAGTCTTCGTCGCGAGGTGACAGAGCTTGAGCGAAAGCTGCGACCAGATTTGGTGACTGCTGAAAGCATACCGGGCGATAAATCGCACAGACTGCGCGAGGCTATTTTGGAGGCGCTGTTGCACCTCCGTAAAACCAACCCTATTTGTCCTACCTATATAGCGACAGTAAGTGCGACAGGGTTTTCACCTGGGTATAACGGGAAGGTGAGGACCGTCGCTGAGGTTTATGATCTCGACGAGTTTGAGAATGACTGGTCACCGGCCAGTCTTTGTCGACTAGGTACAGCGATGGCGCTGATAGTTCAAATGACAGGAGAGGTTACGTTTATTGGCGATGCATCTTTAGCCAGGAAGGACTATTTAGGGGGTCATGTTAGTAAAGTCCTGGAGATAGGGTTGCACAGCTGGTTTTCTGCAAATCTCGATCAGATGGTTGCTGAGGATCAGCAAGAGGTAGTCGCACACAGGGAGCTGATGCGAGGTCCATCTACCAAGAAGCAGTTCAACAGAGCAAAAAAAGAAGAAAAGGGGACTACATGAAGATCTGCGATAACTGTAGGCTGGAGAAAAACATACTTATCCTACTAGACAGCGAGTTTGGCGGCGGAGGTGTGGAGCTGTGTGTGCACTGCCACGACAAGCTGGCGAAGCAGGTCGAGAAGATAAATAGCCGATTGGCAGCAATTCGGGACAGGGCTCGGCAGCGGGCCTTCAAAGAGTTAATGAGTGAGAACCCTCTACCTATCCGGGTTCAGCGAGCCCGGTGGGCTATCACAGCGTTACTGTTGACTCTGTTTAGCTCCTCCACAAAGGGCGAACCGTGAGCACAGGGAAGCAGATGTGTGATCGCGAGCAAACGCCACTTTACTCGATAGGTACGTGGGATACGCACAGACAGGCCTTCACGCCGCATCGGGGGCTGTCTGTGCCGTCTTTCAACATTACTATCCTCCAGTTGAGGGTAGCTATGCGGGAGCTGCAAGAGACGGGCTATAGGTGCCACAGGTACCGAGGCCTAAACGGCGGAGAGGAGGACAATGACACGAGTGTGCTCATTGAAAGAACAGACGGGCAACCCTGGCGGGATATCCGTCGGGGTTGGAACAGATAACGAGCACCTAACACGCGAAGGGTTGAGAATTATGATGCTTGAAGAGGGTAAATACTACAAGAGCAGAGATGGGTATATAGTAGGCCCGGTAAGGCTAAGACTGCCGGTCGAGCGATATACTACTTTCCCATTCACGAGCCAGCTCGGAATAACGTACACGAATAACGGGGTGGTTTATCGCACGCACGAGACAGGCGACGATTTGGTAAGCACGTGGGACCCTGTTGTGGCTCTAGCAGCACAGGCAGCACCGGTAGCACCGGTAGCACCCGTTTCAGACAGTTGTGCGATCACGGGCATACCGTGGGTAGACTGGTTTAATCTGCAGAGCGATACCGATAGGCGGGTGATTGCGATAGAAGCACTTGCGGAGCTGCTCAGCCAGGCCACAATACTTGTCCGCACAGTTGGGGATACTGATGAAGTGGAATCTCTGTGTTGGGACAGCGGCGGAGAGAGTTTGAGTATACCCCTCTAGAGTGGTGAGTATGTTTGGTTATTCTGCAGAAATGAAGCCGCTGCAGAGGCATGCCTACCACTGTACGCTGAACTTGAGGCAGGTCAACTTCACAGGTAAAAAATTGTGTAACAGCACCACGGAATTACGAGATAACGAGAAACAGAGGGGACTAGACATGCAGATTTTTGGATCAAAACTCTGGCGGTTCTTTGGCGGAGAGAGGATTGAGGATGGGTTCAGACAGCTGTCCGACAGCATTATCAGTAACCGCAAGTTGATTTCAGAACTGCGCACAGAGATCCTGTTGTTGCAGCGGAGAGTGTGGGCATTAGAATCGCACACTATTGAGGAGTCCGTGGCAGAGTGCGAGAAGAAGCTTGCGTCGTTTGAGGCGAGTGTAATAGCGTGGGCACCGATAGCACCAGATGAGCCGGACGCGCCGGATGTGGCAGTTGAGCCGGACGCGCCGGATGTGGCAGTTGAGCCGTGACAGTTTCCTCACACCAGCAACTCAAGGAGTGCCGCCATCAAAAATCTAGTGTTAATGTTCACTTTGTTTGATCCTGCGAAGCACATGTTCTCCGTACTGAGGTTGGAGAAAGAGCTGGCCCCGTATCCGCTACCGCAACACGAGATTCTGGCTATGCACAGGTGTTCCAACATAATGCATATGGTGATCGAGGCGGATCATGGGGTGATCGGTCACTATGCGTTGCTATTCGCCAAGAAGAAGCAACCAGAGCTGTTACTGATTGCGATCACAGCCGAGTACCAGCGAAGGGGTATTGGGGCGGCTGTGTTGCACAGGATCGTGCTGCGTACTCTTCTGGGTAGGCAGAAGGGGGAGGACCTGATTGTCCGTGTGGCTGAGATCAACACACCTGCGCAACTCTTTTTCAGTAAGTGTGGGCTAAAGTGTGTGAGCATGGTCCCAGAATACTATCCCAGCGGTGAGACAGCCTACAGTTTCAGGGGGGACGCGTTGGGTATTGTGGGCAACACGGTAGATAGGCTGCCGGAAGGCTACCCCAAGGAGCGAAGCAGCCGGGTGTCTGGCTGAGGCAGGATCCAAAAACAGAAAGTAGACAAAGTGGGGCAAGAACAGTGCGGATTGGCAGAAGGGTTACAGGGCTGCCCTGTTTGAGTGTGCTCTCAATTCCTGTGAAGCAGGTAGTTGCACCGAAAGAAACTGAGCAGCCAGCGGAGAGCTTAGCGACGGCCAGTGAAGACTGGGCTGAACTAACCGACCCGTTGCACCTTCTGCGGGTAGATGTAGACTGGGTGCTCGAACCTACCGACACGGGCGAGCGACCAGAGCCGTGGGTAGTGGTTACATCGGTGTTGGAGGGTTATTGCCTAGGCAACATGCGAAAAGACCTCAAGTTCCGGTGCCTGCATAAAGACTTACCATTACCACTTCGAAAAATTGTGCTAACCAAGTGGCTCGTAGAGCACCCGGACTTGCGGTATACCGTGCAGTTTAGCACCTGCAGGCCAACCCCTAGACGACATTACATCCGTATTACAGCAATCGGTACAGAGACAGTGGAGATACCACAATCAAAGTAAGGACCTGCATTGTGTAGGTACCTGCAGTAAACAATTAATTCGCAGAGAGGCAGAGAGATGACTCGTGAGACTATGAGACTGCAGCTGACAGCTGCAGCACTTGAGCGGCTAATAGGCGAGGATGTAGAGCTCGAGCTGGAGCTCAAAAATTGACCGGAAGGTGCGAGACGCTGTAGCACTAGCTACCCGTGCGATGGTAGACACAGCTGTTGCCGCAGCGGTCAAAGTAGCAGTAGAAGAAGCGCAGAAGTCGATGCCTCCGATCCAGCTGAAACTGGTTCAAGAAAACACCGTAACTACAAGCTAACAGAAACAGTGGAGATACCCCTATGATTGATGAGGCGGCACCAGATACACCCTATGTCAGAGCAATCCAGAAAAGGTTGGAGTTGCTCCAGCATATGCTAGGCGCCACCAGCCAGAAGAGACCAGCAACGTGGGGTGAGAGAAATTACTTCTGTGCCGAGATAGGCAGCGAAGACCACACTGTGCTGGTCAGTATGGTTGAAGAGGATCTCGTGCAGGCTGGCGGCACTATCAACGAGGGTACCGACCAGTATTTTTTCGCCACCAGGGCGGGGGCGCAAGCCATAGGGATGAGCAAAGCTGCTATCGGCAGAATGATCGATCGGCAGAGGGCGAGGACTAAGGCCCGGCAGGACGCTGCCGCTGTTGCAGCCGCTGTCGCTGCAGCTGCTGAGGGTAGTGTAGAGCCCACTGAGGGCGACGCTGTGTAACTCAGATACTTATTTTTCGCGGGAGCAGAGATGCCAATTTACAGGGTTATAGTACGCACGATGTTCGAGATTGATGCAGAGTCAGAACACGCAGCTAGAGTGCAGGCGTTTGAGGCTGCCGATAACTGTCTGGAGGAGACCCACGACACATTCCAACGATGTCGAAAGCGTGACCAGTTGTACGGACGCATCCACAGCGCCAATGACGGCAATCGTACGCTGTGCGGATTACCGATGGACGAGCGGTGGTGGATCCTGACCACAGACGGCAAACACGCTCCAGAGTGTGACCAGTGTGCCGTATACGGACTAACAGAGAGCAGCAAATAGGAGACGATGATGTTCAAAGTAATGATCAACCCGAAGCCGGAAGAGCAAGGCACCGGCATCACCAGTGTGCGAAGGTGGGAAGACCCGGAGGTACTGGACAGCCTGCGTAAACTGTTCGACATGACCAGCAACGAAGTTCTGCTACAGCTGGAGATCAGCAAGGCAGGCATCGTAGGGAGGTTTGGTCGCACCGCGGTTACGCCCAAACAGAAAGACAGCTGGATCTACACCAGCGAAAAGATGCCCCAACCGGGCGAGCGTGTGCTGGGTATGACTGAAGATGGTATGTGGGCTGTGGTAATATGGACGACCAAGTACGTACCTATGCTGTACGTGCCGTCTGTTGACACTACCACGCAGTGTAAACCAGTCGTGAAATGGAAACGCGTAACACTATAGTGTCCGCGTTGTGACTCTGGTTATTAGTAACAGACACTACAACTGAAAGAGAGTATACATGACCACAGAATTGCCGAAGTACGTTTGTCACAAAGAGGTGCGAGCGCTAAAGATCGCAAGAGTGGCGAAGCACGCTCACTCAGACCCTAACGTAGATGACGCGACGTTTGAGGCGTCATCTGTATTCCAGGGGGCGCACCTGATGCCGGAGCGAAAGGACTTCCTGCCGGTCCCGGTCGACCCAGCGTGGTATCGGAAACACAAACCGTCAGGTGAGGGCTACTACGTTGTGTACGCTGACGGTTACACGTCGTGGTCACCGGTTGAGGCGTTTGAGCAGGGTTACGTATTGGCAGATGAGCCGAAGACAGGAGAATGACCGTGAGCAGCGACTCTACGTGCCCATACTGTCAGCAGGATGGTATGGTCACAGAGTCAATGTCTGAAGACGAGGAGGTCGAGGTAGAGTGTGGAGGTTGCAGTGAGACGTTCATAGTCACAGCCTCGGTTCGTGTGCTGTATAATGTATCCTGTGCACCGGGTAAGCACGACCTGCGGCCAAACAAAAAACACGACGGCTGGTACAACTGCAGCAAATGTGACTCATTCTTGAATGAGGTGATCCACCAAGACGAGTTCACCAAACCAGCCAGCTAGGTAGCGTATTTTAACGCAGCGGAGTAGACCCGTGTACGAAGAACGGAGAAGACCTATGCATATCGATGAGGTGCAGGCAGACGTGGATGACGTCACCAAAGCTGCAAATGAGCTTGTAGAGCACCTGACCACCGCGGAGTGTTGTGAGACTATAGAGGACCTTCAGGTGAACCTCGAGAATGCTGTGCGTACAGCTGGCGAGATTCAGGCAGCCGCAAAGAGGCTGCATAAATTGGCAATGCGACTACGGTAGTCGCGAGCGTGATAGTGTTTAGTATGCCTACTTGGGGGCTTCGTATCCAAGCTGCTCCGGTTGAAAGGGATGTGGCTACTATGTCTAAATCATCTGAAGCTCTACAGCGTGCGTTCATAGCAGACCCCGGAGCTATCCGGTCGCTGATGTTGAACAGAGCGCCGTGCAATGCGGCTCTGGTTGACCATGAATTTGTTCCGGTTGAAAGAGATATGTGTATGCCGGGGGCGCATTTCACAATCAGCGCTATTGGGCTGGTCAACGCAGTACTTGCAGCGAACGGCCTGCCGCTGGTTGCAGGTATGTGGGAGGATGGCGAAAAGGTAGGGTGTGACAATTTTGTAGGGTTCTGTGAGTGCACACCAACTGTAGAGATCTAATCTAAGGAGGTGAGCCGTGGATGCAGATAACCTAATAGCGAGAGCCAGAAGGCAGCAAGTTGTCGGCAATGGCAAGGCGCAGATTGCGGCCCTCGTGTACGAACTGGAGATGCGGGAGGCTCAGGTGGGCGGTATGACAATCCGCTTGCATGAAGCTGAGTCACAGTTAGCGAACTACATCAAACTTATTAAGGAAGGCGCAGCTAGGCGTCTTAAGCAAGGGGGTGTATAATGTTCAATAGACACAATAATATGGATGGGATGGCGGCACTAGCCAGTTCCGGTTGGGGTGGTGTTACTTCGTGTGGATATCCCAGTGATAGTGCGGGTTACTGCGAGTAGGGCTACCCAAGACGGGTTGCCAGCCCAGCTCGTTGTTGTGTTTCCGCAAGGTAGGCTGTGTGTCGAGGATATGAGTGGCGACTGGCAAGCTGTGCGGACCCCGCCAAAGATGTTGAAGACAGTCGCGATGAGAGAGCAAGCAGCGGTAAGCCCCGTAGCAAACACCAGACAGGAGTAGATGTGGGAGAATTTGAAAAGTCAAAACTGCCAGTAACCTTCGAAGAGTGGGCCACACACCCCAGACCCAAACCGCTAGACGCAGACGCCCTGGAGCTGTGGCTAGCTGCGCAGGGGCGTTGTAAACCGTGCCCATTTTGCGGCACAAGCCGTACGCTAGTGTCTAGCGAGCTGAACGCTCAGACTAATATTTACATCACACACATTGCCTGCAGTAACTTCAAGTGCTTCGTTGTAGTAGCAGGTAATTCGAGATACAGCCGATTGCAGGCACAGCAGGAGGCGTTTAACAAGTGGCAACGCAGACCGGCAGGAGTAACAGAAACAGGAGACAATAACCCACCCCTCAAGCAGCTACCGTAGCTGCTTTCATTATTAATAACCAACTTTACATGCCGTTGCAGAGGCTTCGTGGCTGCGAGAGAGGGTAGTGAACAATGACAAAAAACCAGCAATCTCTACCTGTGGGCGAGCGTCGGGTTCGTTGGGTAGCAGCTGAACGAGATGACTCTTCGTTCGTAACGGAGTACAGGCTTATCGTTGGCAAGCTTATTAGACGCGGCAAGATGCGGTGTGTAGCGACAGTCTGGGTTAAACCGGAATGCAACTATGCAACGTGGCACACGTGGGACATTCAAGGGACAGGTGGCGAGAATAGTGTTGAGTACGCCGACAGCTGCGAGGCAGCTACGCTGCAGGCTAAAGGTATGGCGTCATTAGCGGCAATTACTCAGGGTTTCGTGTAGGTAATCAGCAGGAGAGTAATATGACAGAGCCGTGCTATATGTTGAAGATAGCAGACAGGCTGACAGGGCATGCGCACTGTGGAGCGAGCGACGCAGAGGCTGCGGCAGACATCATCAGACAGGTGCACGGTATTCTGGTGCAGGTGCGGCAGCAGTATTTACTCCCGACAGAGGCCGGATACCGTGGAGGGCTGAGTCAGGAAGTGCGAGCACAGATCATGACACTACTTTGAAGAGGAGCAGAGAGAAGTGAAGAAACAGAAAGCAGCACTAACTGAGGCGCAGCAACCACCAAAAACACTACGCGACTTAAAGGTCGGTGACAGCGTGTTTGTTGTGCATCAGCGTGGGAGGTGGGATCCTGCAGAGTATAGGACAGCGGTTGCCACTGTGGTAAAGGTGGGTAGGTTGTACGCATACATTGAGCAGGGTGTGTACAGTGACCTGTCACCGTTCTGTCGCGACACTGGGTCTAGCGTCCACCCGGGTGATGGTAATGTGAGATCTAATAACCGCGGGTTTGATGTGCACCTGTCACAGCAAGGCTACCATGAATCCGGGCAGAGAAGCGCGGAGATGGCCAGGCTGACCAGACGGATCATCGCGAGGATGGGTGATCTGATACAGCTACCGCCAGAAGTTGTGACAGCGATACACAAGCTGTTGGACGACGCCAAGCTGGATTAGCAACCCAGCCAATGTGTAGTGCCGCTGCAGAGGCGTAATATCTGCAGAGCCCAGAATATGGTGACAACCCTGCCGACGTTCGGCGGGGTTGGCAGCAAGCAGCAAACATCAAACAGAGAGCAGGAATCAGAATGACTGAAGTAACACGTAACTGGTGTTATGGAGCCAAGGCGCCAACGTTGAATGCCGACATGGTGGACCACCAGCTTTGGCTGGCCCACAATTACAAGAACCGGCACATCGAGCTGGAGCGGAACAGGCGAATTACTGCGGATGCGTTCGCCAGATCTCTTCACCCACAGTTCGAACTGGATGCCGCAGAATATGAGGTTGCAGACGCTGCAGTGGATGCAGCGTTCGACCTACTTAAAGCTGAGCGGATTGCGGCACGGAGCCGTGTAGACGCGACGCCGGCGGTTGCTGCAGCAATCAGGGAAGCTAAGCGGATCCGGTGTGATGTAGGTGCTCGCAAGAAAATAAGCTCGAGAGCTGCATACAAGCTGGTCAATGAGTCGCAGGAGCCGTACAAAGAGAGAGCTGCGGCTGAGACAGTTATTCCGGAGGGGACAACCCCTGCAGCTCGTGATCAGCTGATTTATCGCAATAGGTTGGCGATGATGGAGGCGGCTGGCGTAGATGCCGGCGCCAAGGTGATGTACGACGCCAGACTCGCAGCCCGCGAAGAGTTCCGCGATCTTGGGCTGAATTGGGGCACCTACCTGACGGTGGAGGCTGCGACAAAGGACTACCACAAAGGAGCACCCCCGGAATTTCGCAGATTTGATGGTCGCGGGTCCATCGGTGTGCAGATACAGGTAGGCGGAGGATTAACGTATGCTGCTGCTGTTGCCTGCGCGAATACGTTTTTGAGAATTCAGTTGCCACCACTATCTGAGCGGTTGGCAACAACAGGCTCGGACAGCGGCGTGCAGGCTCACGGGGTGGCGTGGTTAAGGATCGGCTCAGTCGGACACCAACCGATCTGGGCGACAGTCCCTTTTGTGTACAGTCGCGAGATTCCGCACGATGCTGTAATCAAGTGGGCGTACCTGGACAGGGTTCGTGTCGGCCAGAAGTATCACTGGAAGCTGCGGCTTAACCTGAAGACTTCGCAGGTCAGGAGGCCGGCAGAGAACAGAGATATGGTTGCAGCCCATCTCGGGTACAGGCTGGTAGGCGAAGAAATCCGTGTGCTGACAACCTTGGATACCAGCGGAGAAGTAAGCACCCTCTCCATCTCGCGGGAAGAGGTGGCAGCGTTCGGTTACATGCGCAAGCTGGAGTCGATCCGAGAGAATGCCTCGAATCTGGTGACAGCAGCTCTCGGTCGCTGGTCGCGTGTAGCTAATATCTCAGAGTGGTTCCAGGAACATTCGGACAACATCTCAAGGTGGCGAGGCCCTGAGAGGATGAGTCGACTTGCCCGGTCTTGGCGTGATAACAGGTTCGACGCAGACCAATCTTCGTCTGCAGAGATTCCTGAGTTTTTGGAGTGGGCGCAGCTCAAGCTGGAGGAGTACCGGAGACAGCCGCACTATCGGCCGACCAACCCGGATGATTTGACTACAGTTTTCGGGGTGGTAGAGTTCTGGAGGAAGTACGACAAGCACCTGTGTGAATGGTCGGCGAATCAGTCGCGGAAATGTATCGCAAGGCGTGAGCAGCTCTACAGGACATATGCTGCTAATTTGGCCAGGCGGTACAACGCGTTGGCGATTCCGGATGTTGACTGGGCCGAGCTTCGAGAAAAGCCAGCGGTCGACGAGACAGATGCGCAGAGCAAGGAATTGCGGAGATTGGCATCTATCGTCTCACCGGGCAGACTATCGGCAATCCTGGTCGAGGTGTTCAGCGACCGAGCTCACAAGACAGCCGCTCAGGGGATGACTATCATCTGCAATGCGTGCGGTAAGGTCCATGAGTTCGACAAGAAGCAGCGTGTGACAACTTGTGTCCACTGCGGGGCAACGTGGGACCAGGATGAGAATGCTGTCCGCAACACGTTGGCAAATGGCCTGGTAAAGCGGGCGAGGGTAGAGTCCAGAAACGGGGCACCAGATCCGGACGCCCCTGTGAAAGTGCGAGCGGTCAGACGGGACCGGAGGAGACCTGCTACGACGTAGTCGGTTTGCAGTGCACGTGCCAGCTCTGCGGCTTCATGGCAGAGCAAAGAGATGAAGAGCGAATATATGCCTCACACAGGAGATAGCTAGTGGTAGATCTGGGGAAAAGTAAACCAACCTCTCTCGGCACAACGTTGCGACAACTTGGATTTGACGAGACTGCGTATGACCGTACGACGAAGTATTACACACCGAAGTGCTCGAGCTGTCAGGCGGTGGTTGTAAACGGTACCGCGTGTCATGAACAGGGGTGCCCTAACGCGAGGCGGCCGACCGACGACTATGATGATTGATGTATGTGTTCTGCAGACACGAAGCTGCAGAGGCAGTAAACAGAAAGAGGGAAAACCATGGGAAGAAGAAAAAGCAATAACAACTCGCAGCCTATTCAGGTTGCGACCAACGGTAAAGCGATAGCAGGCTACCGCCAAGGTATGTATTGGTTCGGCTGCAATGGCCGAACCGTTTATGGGCTGTGCAGTGCCTCGTTCAAAGATGAGCGAGACCTGCTACAGCAATACGACTCGGCGTTCGGGCACCGCGGGGCTGCAGGCGGCTTGATTCGCGTGTACGAAGACGGTGAGACTTTAGTTTTGCGTAAAGACCCGAAGCAGATTGCACAAGACGAGGAGACACAGCAACATGAGTCAGAGCTTCCAAATTAACTGCGAGTACAACGCAGCAACAGATGCGACTATCACACTTCCGGAGGGTCGACGAATTGAGGACATCAAGAGTTCGCACGTGGCGTATGATACGTTGTATATCCGTTTTAAGGATGGCGAAGCTTGGGAGACCCGGCTCGACTCTGACAGTGAAGACAATATCGACTGGAATAGTCCGACAGCTGTATCAGTGCATGCGGTGTCAGATGACGGCGATGTAGACTACGACAGCGACCTGGCTAGCGAGTTCGGTATGGGTGACGTAGAGACTGACCAAAGCAGAGGGGGTATCCATGGCAGATAGGTTCTATCAACGTCTGACTATTGGCGGAAATCCGGGTGACGACTACATCAAGATCATGGACCTGCTCATAGACGAGACAGGTCTGGAATTTGAGGAGGAGTCATCCGAAGGCCTGGTAGTCGGGTGCAGCGATGCAGCCCCAGGGGATTTTGAGGAAGCTAAGACGGCCCTGCGAGAGGCAGGCCTGTCGTACGATCACTTCTGCGAGGCAAAGTGGGATCACGAAGGTGAGATCTGGTACTGGCGACCGGGACTGAACCCAGACGGAGAAACTGAGTGCCACGCGTGGTCGAGGCAGGGTGGGGTGCAGACCGTTACCGTGGAAGACCTGCAAGAGTTTCTGGAGAGCGCCCAGACATTGCAGGAGGTGATCGATATGATTCGGATACCACCACTACCAGAGTGGGTACAACCAAAGGAGGTCAGCTGATGCCGGAGCACACGATTTGGCGAGATGGGAGTCTCTTCGATAAGATGGACCCGACTACACACGCGATCAAGCAGATTGCGGCCAGCTATTCGGATGATATGCACGGAAGTGTGTTTGAGGTAAGAGACGAGAACAGCGAGTCGTATTACTCTGCAGGACCTGTCACAGTACATCACGCTAAGCCGAAGGTACCTAAGAACTAGATTCTTTAATGTTCTTCAACCCGTTAAGTGCCTACGCAGGGGCGACATATCTGCGAATAGAAAGAGGTCAATATGCAGTACGTGGAATACATCGTAGCGATTCTGTTCACAGCGGCCCCGGGTTTGGCTGCTGTGTGCGCCTTTTGTGGCAACACAGTTGACGCAGGAGAGAAGCAGCAGCGGAGAGCTGGTGCCAGGTGTGTAGCAGCTCGCTGCGCAGCACGAGCTAAGTACCTGAGAACGCTGGATGAGTGAGCCTGAGCAATGCATCGCCCACGCAGAGGCGTTATATCTGCGACGTTGGCAAATAGCAGCAAACTAAAACCCACAACGGAGTATGCAAGATGCAACTAAGCACAATTAAGTACACCGACAAAGTAACCTTAACAGACCACGAAGTGACAGGTGCGGCAGCACGGAGGTGCCGCAGGCGATTCATGTTGAGTGTGAAAGAGGTTGCAGTAGCGGCTGGCTTATCACCCGTCTACCTCGCACAGCTGGAGGCGGGAGATATAGTCTGGACGCAGCCTGTGTTGGACGCCGTTACTAATGCGATCTACAGCCAACATAACAGCTCGCTCCCGCGTAAGCGCTTTGAACATCTATCCGGACAGTACTGACCGCGGATTACATTCCACAAATAGGAGTACCAGATATGCGAGTAGATGTTAGTGAGCTCAGTGAGCAACCAAGCGGCGGCACGGCCGCACCACGTGTAGAGGTTATGCCCGTCTTCAGCGGCGAGTCGTTCATCAGAACGCTGTCCTATCCGGTGATTGTTGAGGCATGGAAGAAGAAAAACAGCGGTAGAGGTAAGCGAGCCTGGCTCGTGGAATTCACCGAGAAGGAGCGAGACCTCCTGTGTAAATGGCACGCCAGGTTCCACGACTGGCACTTGGTCTCCGGCACACCGGGTCGGGTTGTAATGAAATTGACAACGCTCGAGCTGCTGCAGCGAGCTGTTAACTTCTTTGCGGCTATTTGAATCGCACACCAGCAACCTCCTCCGTTATGCATAACGGAGGCTTCGTATCTGCGGACGGCCGCAGCATCACATTCCACAAATAGGAGACATAAATTGAAACCGTACACAGTGATCGGGCATTATAAGGACACCGGGTTGTTGTATTGCAGCATAAACCTCCACGCCGAGACCCCGGATGCTGCCGCTGCGTTGGTGGCAGAGCTGTACCCCGATGAGGACATTGCTATCAGCGCAGTGATTGCGGGGGAGCACGAGAGTGTGCTGGAGGGTGAATACCTGTTAGACACATCAACCATAAGATCGTGGGGTACAGACGATGAAGGAAACGGTCCCAGTGTTTCAGCTGTTGTGCGGGTGCCCGACAACAGCAACAACGAAGTACAGAGCGGGTAGCAGGTGCTATCTGGACTTTATCTTCAGCGGACTTGTCCCAGCTAAAGTCCTGCGTGTGCTTGTATCCGGTCGCGGGTTCGTTAGCACAGAGGGTAGAGTCGAGGTTGAAGTCACAGAGTCCCGTGGTCCGTATAAAAAGGGTGAAGTTTCAAAGTAGGTCAGCTGATGCTTCTTTAATGTTCTTCAACCAGTTAAGTGCCTACGCAGGGGCGTCATATCTGCGTATTGGAGCCGGCCAGCGTGGTCGTGCCGCCTAAGCACGTTATTCGTAGGCAGTATTCCACCAGTATCAACACAGCGTATGAATGGGAGAAAGACGATGACAGAAAATAATCCAGGTGCGTGTGGCGGGGGTCAGTGCAGCCCGAAACGCGTACCGTACAAACCACCGCAAGCAACGGTTATTAAGCGGCACACATTTTTCACAGCTGAAGAACTGGCGACGGAATTGGAAATGGATGCAGTCGAGATGCCGGGTAGGCAGCCCACCGTATTGTATCTGGCACAAGACGTACAGAGTGGTGTGGCTGGTGAGGCGGTTGTAGCGTGGGTTCTTTGCGACGCGGTTAAACTATTCGGAAGACGGTCCTAGTGTTTCAGCACTAAATGAGTGAGCCCGAGAAACGTAGTGCCCCCGCAGAGGCGTTATATCTGCGAAGGGAGGCGCTGATGCTGAGGAAAGACACATTTCGAACGTCCCGGTACAAGGGTTACTGGATTCACACACACTACGAGTACGAGCGGGGCAGCCTGTTTGGCCACGAAGTTGTGAAAGTGCAGGATCCTGAAAACCTCTCTAGTAGGTTGGTGGTATCGGTCCGAGCTGCTAAGCTGCTAATCACCAAACTGATTAGTGCGAGCTCAGATACAGTTGCAGTGTAGGCACACTACCGGAATACATTTGCGTAAACTGACCGTTGTTGAGATACTATCGACGGCAGCGTGTCAGTTACGCAGGCGTATTCGATGCGTAGGAGTATCTATCATGAAAAACTGGAAAACGACAGCAGCTGGTATTTTGAGTGCGATTGTGCTGATAGCCCCACAGCTGTTAGCTCTGATTGACAACAACCCGTCTACACACTTTGATCTGTCCGTGGTACTTGCAGCGTTGAGTGTTCTCGGCATCGGCTGGAGCGCTAAAGACAAATAGGTTTATGTTTTACACAGTACCCCCAGCTCAGCGGGTTAGTAGCTGAACAGAGAGTAGAAAAGGTGTTTGTATGAACAGGCTAATCTCAGCAATCGTTGCGGTACTACTTGGCGCTGCCGGCTCCGCAGTTGGAGGGTACTGGAACCCGCAGGGGGTTGTCCCTGTTGGCGACGCGAGGATCCCGGCCCAGCTTGTCGGCTGGCTGATTACTGGGCTGACTGGCATTAGCGGCCTGTTCGGCGGGGCTGCGGTCCCGTGGAAAACCTGGATGGCTGCGGCTACGGCTAAGCTGAAAGCTGGGTTTGCTACCACTACACTGCCAGGTGCATTGTCGCGATTGCAAATCGACGCAGTACCCTATAACGGGTCGCATAAATCCTCGGTGTCGGCTGTACCGATTGCGGTAGAGCACCTGCAAGGGTGTGTCTACCACCTGAGGGTTGCACTGAGAGATGACCGACCGGCGCAGGATCTGCTGGACCAGATTGCCGTCAAGGTTGGTAGAGTCACGGCAGAGGTCGGGCAGCATCCAGTTGCTCCAATTGCTGAGGTAGAGACATTTGCGACGCTGACGAAAGGTGGTGTAATTTGAAGTACCTAATCTTATCCCTGTGTGTTCTGCTGTCCGGGTGCGTACAAGTACCTGGCGACACATCTAAACCCGCGTTACCGAACCTGCCATCCCCGTCGACGCCTGACGCGCAATTCGGGGGTGTCGATGAGACACTGGTGGCGAGAATCCTGCAGTCACCAGAATTGCAGGACGCCGCCAGACTGCGTCGCTATGCCGCTCTATACCGTGGGTTATCTGAGACGGTACAGCAGCCAGAGCTGCTACCTATGCAGGTACTGCAAGGCGGTATCAAAGCCACGGAGCAGTTTATAAAGCCCAGAAGCGCCGCCATGCAGGCTATCTTGGTGTCCCACCTACCCAAGCCGCCTCTGAGCGATAGCGACAGGCAGCGAATAGTGGACGCGTTTGGCAGCTTGTCTTTGGCGTGCCACGCTGCTGCTCACCGACTCGAAACTGGGGGTAAGTGATATGACAATCACCACGGCAAATCTGAACGATTATTGTGGGTGGGGTCGTGTCGACTCCGTAACACCCAGAGAGCGAGTACTGGAAGCGCAGCGTATGGCTGACGAGACGGCGGCTGCGTTTGCCAAGCCGTTCTTCGTTGCTGGGCAGGTTGAGAGCGGGGCCGGGAAATGCGCAAGGCTGCATAAGGTTGTAGAGAAGGTGACAGGGAAGTCACTGTACATAGGGCCGCAACTCACAGGGGACTGCGTTTCGACCTCCAGTTTCATGACTGCACAAATACGCTCGTGCATAGAAATAGCGAAGGGGGACTTTGCAAACTACAAAAAGCTCTTTACCCCTTTCCATTACGCGACCGGTCGCGTACTGGTGGGCAAGAACCGACTTCGCGGCGGTGCTGGGTCTATCGGCGGCTGGCAGGCGGAGGCGAACGCAACGTATGGCTGGCTCGCAGAGGAAGATAACGGAGGCTTGGTCTACTCGAAGGCTATAGCCGACGCGTGGGGCGACGACAAGAAGTCCCAGGGCAAGTCGTTCCGTGACTTCATGGTGGTCGCAAAAGACTCAAACCTCGAGCAGTGGAGCCGCGTCCAGTCGTGGAACGAGGCTCGCGACGGCATGTGGCACGGCTACCCACTTACGATTGGTAGTAATCGTGGGTATACGATGAAGCCCGACAAGGACGGCTTCCACAGACCATCCGGAACATGGTCTCACCAGCTCACACTTTTCGCATTCTGGGAGAATGTAAAGGTCCCAGCTGTAGCTATAGGTAACACCTGGGGAGGCGTACACGGGGAGGTTAAAGACCCTGAGACCGGCGAACCTCTGCCGAAAGGTGTACTACTTGTGCGGTTGGAGGATTTCGTTAAGTACCACTTGACGAGTTCCGCTGAGTGCATTGCTTACAGTGACGTTAACGGATTCGGTGCTACGTTTGACTGGTCGGCGTTCGGCTAGGCTGCGGCCCGATAGTGACCATATGGAGAATTGGCATGAAGAGAATTTTGGGATTGGTAGCAGTACTGCTGCTTACAGTTGGTTGCGGGCAGCTGCAGCTACCAAAAGTTATAATTGTGACACCGCTCAGCGAGCAGGATGTCCTTGACGCGAGAGCGTTAGCCTTGATCGGTGCAAATGCAGACCTGGGCGCCACCATTGAGGAGGATGACAAGCCGCAGGCGTGCCCATGCGGAGGGACCGGCCGTAGCGGTGACGGTCTAGGGCCGTGCGAGTGTGCAGGCGGCTGCAAGTGTAAAGCTAGAAGTGCGGCACCGATCAGCGACCCTGACCCAGAGCCATCCCCGGTCGACGAGCTCGAACCCGAGGTGGCAGAGGACCCAGAACCTGTCAGTAGCGCCGCCGCAGTAGGTAGCGTGTCGGCAGAGGCGGAGCTGTTTCAGCAGCTCGCAGATACGCTGAAACAGTTGAGTGAGATTGATAAGTCGACTGCTACGGTTGTCTCAGCTTTGGATAAGCGAATTACTGCACTCGAAGCAAGCAGGCAGACTGCTACCACTGCTACGGTTACGAAAGCAGTGAACGACAGCCCTGAGCGGCAGCTGATCATCCTGTATACGGATAAAGACATTGATGCGATCGATACGTGGGAGACAGAGCAGGGATCCCAGTTGGTTGATGTTGGGTGGTCGGTGGGCACGGACTCTAGTTATCAAGTGGTGAAGCTCAGGATTGAAGCACCAGATGCCGGTCAGTATCAGCAGGCCTTGGAGCTCGCCACAAAGAACGGTACACCATACTGGGCTGTATTCACTGCAGCTAAATTTCAGAAAGGCGGCGTCGGCCTGCCGGCTGCTTCCGTTGTGTCGACGATGCTGAACACTAAGCTCGCACCAGCAACCAGTCAGCTGGAGCCTTGGAAGGCTATCCCTGAAACGTGGCCAGCGCGTGTCCCTATCAACGGTACGACAACACCATCCAAGCGGACGTTCGTGTCGCATTTGCGTGGCGGTGGGAAGGGTGGTGAAAAACATGTAACCAAGTACTTCCAGAGCTGGCCTCTAGAAAGTATGACGATCGGACAGCTTGCCACGCTGCACGATCAGGACCATTCGGCTAGCACTGTTACCAGCAACCAAGGGACCACAACGCAGCCGACTGTGAAATACACACAGCCGACTGTGCAGTACATGCAGCCTACCCAGAGCAATCGGCGACGAGGTGGTCTCTTTCAATCTCGCGGCAATTGCGCAAACGGGAAGTGCTTTTAATGTCAGACTCTGCAGTATTCGTAACGCAGCTCCTGGGATTGCAGGTAGTGCAAGCCGGGCTGCTTGAGTGTGCCCACAGCAGCGGTCCGCCGGTAGGTCAGACTGCTGACGGCCCTGTTGTGGGATTATTCCGTGTGCGGAGAGAGCTGGATGTGTCTCCGCAGGTTCAGAAGATTGCGGAGTCTGTATTGGACGGGGATAAGGATATCCGTATCGGCGGAATCCGCATTGTGATACCGGTTAGCAGGCAATACGTGTTTGCTACACCGCTGCCAGTATTCGTAGCAGCGGTAGGTACTGAGTTCAACGTATCGATTAGTAAGCTGGAGCTGATCCGGGACGAGCAAACCTCACAACCTGCGATCCTGGTTACGACAGCTTCCAGCATCAAGCCAGACTTGGTTGTGGTGCTGGCGGTGTTGCCGGAAAATAAACCGGATACTGAGCCGTCGGGTTTTGATATCTCACTGATCACCACCAAGTTGCTGCAAACCAACCGTGTCCCTGCGCAGCATACTGCTGCAATCATTAAAGCGACCCAGCACGCCTGGCGGACAGGGATGGCAACCCAAACAGCTTCGAGGATGCTGCCCAAGACAGGCAAGAAGGCATCACAGCACCAGCTTGAGGCTGCGGCTCGAGAGATAGTGAAACAGCTGGTAGATCAGCAGGTTGTCACGATGGGCCTATTTTTCTGGATGCGGCTGGGTTATTGGCTTCTCACTATTATCATGCTCCTTCTGGAGCAACCAGACAGCGACTAGACCGTTGTGGTCTTGCAGTCGTTTTTGTTTTTTTGGCTGTTACGCCTCTGCAGAGGCTTCGTGTCTGCAGCTGAAGAAATGAAGCCTCTGCAGAGGCTTTGTGTCTGCAGAGGCAGAGATACTGCGCCTGCGAATGGTGCATCATCAGTTCACTGTAGCTATGTAGGGAGTAACATGCAGCCACGACTGGACCGTATAGGTGATATCACCAGAGCAGCTGTCACGCAGCTGTTTATGCAACTGCTCAACCCGCAGCGGCGATACAGAGTGGCAGAGTTTGACTTTACTACGTACGACATTGCTAAGCCTGTAGTAGAGGCTGCGCAGTTCATGCTATCTCAAACACTGACTCCGACAGAGATCGATACTGTGCGTAAGAAGTCAGTAGAGCTGTGGAAGAGATATGTGAGCATGACCGGAGTGGCTGAGTGGTGCGGAGAAGGAGCTGACGGCTCTACCCCGGAGAAGCTGATGATGCGGTGGGCTACAGACGCCCAGCAGCTGCTGGAAGCTGGCACACGCGAAGACTTAGCGGAAGCTAAGACGCACATGACACTGATACAGAACACGATTAAAGAGCTACAGCAGCAACGTGGTATTTCGGGCACACCAGTCAGCAGGCCACCAGCTATACAGCAGAGAAAGAGGAAGTAGTGTGAGCAGGCTTGTGCAACTACAGTCGGTGATTGGAGACTAAGCTATGTTAGCGTACGGAGCTAGAGTTATTGAGTTCATGGACGGCCCATTACAGGGCGAGTTTCACGAAGTAGAGAACGGCTTCCCGTGCCCGGATAGGATGTCCGTACCAGATGCGACAGCGAAGTGGGAATACATATACGACATAGATAGCAGTACAGGCAGAGCGACCTTCGTCAGCGAGGGTGTGCGCAGATAGCAGGAGACACAATGAGCGTCAAATACATCCGATACACAGACGAGAAAACAGAGCCGGTAGCTCGCAAACCTATCAGCGTAGGTAAAGACCCGGCAGCACAGGGTTTCCTGAGGATGTTTGGTCAGCCGACCAAGCTACCAGGTCAGGACGACGAGGGTTACGGCGGCAAGATCACCACAGACAAGATGGTCTACGTCAACCGTAGTGATACTAGCACCAATGGCAACGCTAGAGGCGGTCGCTGGTACCGCGTGTATGCAACTTGCTACGGCAATGCGACATCCTCTTGGGTGCTCATAGGAAAAACTCGGTACCACTTACGTTGACCGCAGAGGCAGCAAACAGGACGTAGCGATCTGCAGAAATGAAGCCTCTGCAGGGGCATGACTAGCACTGTACGCTGAACCTGTGGCGAGTCAACTGCACAGGTAAAAAATTGTGTAACAGCACCACGGAATTTGAAGAGACAGCAAACAGAAAGCAGGAAAATCATGAAAGACCAGGACTACTACAAAGAGCTCTACCCAGTGATCCTAGACCGTTGGTTTTTACGCCTCTGCAGGGGCTTCGTGTCTGCAGCTTACGGCAATGCGACATCCTCTTGGGTGCTCATTGGAAACATTCAGTACCACTTACGTTGACCGCAGAGGCAGCAACAATGGTTACGGGAAATAAGGTGACGGTTAAAGAAGAGCACAAGAAGACCAAACAGCCAGCAGCTGGATACAGTCGACCACTTGGGGAGTCTTGTGCTGAGTGCGGGTTAATATTTGGACAGCACCGCCATAATTGCAGTAAACAGAAAGCAGGAAAATCATGAAAGACTGGGACTACTACACCGAAACGGACGTTCGATTTTACGGATTCAAGGAAGAGAGTACTCTGTTTAGTGAGCGATTGCAGGCGATAGACGCAGCAAAACTAACAGCAGAGGAGCGAGAGACGGCCAAGAGAGAGCTGAAGCCGACGATTCGCCGAGAGTTTCGGGAATTAAATGCTCCGCACAGGGCGGCATTAAGACGCAAGCAAGACGAGTTCTGGGCAGACGCCCGGGAAGATTTGGGGTATACCGAGACCTTGTCGAAGGAAGCTGTAGCAGCCATGGAGAGCGAAGCCTGGGAGCAGGAGCACTCTGATGGTTTCTCTGAAGTGTACATCGCACTGCAAGACTTGTGGGCTGTTGTTGAGGCGGCAGCGGCAGCGGCAGTTAAAGTCGCTACCGTGCCGGCTGAGACGGCAACCAAAAAACCGGAAAAGAATACGAGACAGATCCGCCAATTGCAAGACCTGACAACAGCGGTGATGATCTCGCTGAATCACAGTTCGTCGCCTAGGGTCGTTGGGATTGCTAGGGACACTGCTAGCAACACGCCGAATGTACTGCTCGCTACAGCTCAGGATGTACCTATCCGTATTACTGTAGATCTGCAGGTGGGGCTCTAAGATGGCCAGATTCACAATCGCAGAGCTGAAGGCTGGTACGTGCAGCATGACAGAGCTGGCTCGCGTGATAGATTTGAAATTGAGTAGATGGCCGGGGAATTGCGACTTTGTGGCGACGAAGCTGGTAGAGTACGGCCAATTACCGGGCCGCGTAGTGCGAGGTCACTACCATGGCCGAATATCATCTGCAGAAATGAAGCCTCTGCAGAGGCATGCCTAGCACTGTACGCTGAACTTGAGGCGAGTCAACTGCACAGGTAAAAAATTGTGTAAAATCCCCCTAAACGCCTCAATAGAGGCTGCTCGAACGAAAGGATAACTATGACCAAGCAGGCGCCAGTATGGTTTGCGTTAATTGGAGGGGCCTATGAGATCTGCATTGCGTGCAGCGAGACGCTGGCTGAAATAGAGAGTGCCCAGAAGGATGTTGTGACGGCCACCAGGATCGTCGAGACAACCCGAGAGTACGAGCGTGGTGAGAAAGTCACCCAGTACACGTACACTGAAAAAGTGAGCAAACTACAGGCCGAGCCCGACGCCGTACCGAACCCGCCAGAGGAAGGGTAGTAAACTGTGCTGTGCCGTAACCAGCAGTGCGAAAGACTGCAACCAGATGCAATATACCGAGATGGTATGCTGCACACACCTATCCCCGAGGCTAGACGAGTTACGGGGGTAGTTGCTTATTTTCGGGAGATTGTTCGTCAGCACCAACAGTCAGCCAAGTGGGGTCGTACGGACTCCGCTGGCAGACTGGTGCACCTCATTTACCCAGATGGAGCCGACACATGAGTACAGAGCAGCGATACGCAGAGATCCTCGGGACCAACGTTATCGAGATTCCGACCCACCCGAAGAGGGAGATACCAAGTTGGGTGACCCCCATCAGCAGCATGGGGTACATTATGGCGAGACTCGCCGTGGTGCAGCAGCTTATCGCCGCACTGAGGAAACTGTTGCCGGATACAAGTATGGATTACGTTACACCAATCTGGGTACACCCTATTGATGAGGCCGTGGCCACACCAGAATTCCGACCTGTTGTGTGGGGCAACTGCAGCCATCCACTGTTGGCTATCCCTGATGTCAGGGTACTGACGCACCACATACAGAGAGCACCACAATTCCAAGCAGAGATAGCGGCAGTGTACAGCGAGTTGTGGGGGAGCGTGCTGCAGCTAAACTCCGAGGCTTTTACTCATCGAGACATTGTCGCGGACTGTGTTAAAACAGTTATGTCAATCCGCATGGGCCGCACGCAGGTCAGGCCGGTCAGGTTGTCATCCTCCCGCTGGGTGTTCGATTGCCACAGTCCCGACCTGGAGTGTCAGTTAACGGAGTTTCTGCTGTTTGCAGTGATCGGAATGTCGCGGGAGATAAATAAGGTAATGCGTGACAAGCTGCGGTCAGCGGAGCCCGGCGACGTTGCGCATGTCAGCTACGAGGTGCCGCAGCTTGAGTTTCAGCTATCGCAGCACATGTTGTCTATAGTCAGCACCACCCACCTTGTTGTAGTCGTTGTGCCGGAAGACGTCCCGTCGCCGCTGTATGTGTACGCTCCAGACTCTACGCCAGACGGCACGCTGCATTTCTTCAGTATCGACGGCAATAGCATCGACTACGACAAGTAGGACCTTGTGAGGTGAGCCGTACTGCCGTAGTCATCTGCGGCAGTTTTTTATTTATACTGCCACTGCGGTGGCGTATCTGTGAGGGGGATAAACGTGGCGATCAGAGTAACTCCGCAACAGCGGGACAGTATGGCTGAGCATGTTTACCAGACAGCCAGGAGCTGGCTGGAGGTGAACTACGGCGAGCGGTGCGACGAGTACGAGTTAGGCTGCGAAAGTTGCCTGCGGTATGAGCTGCTGGATAAACTATTGGCAGGTACTACTACTGTGGCAACACTCATAAAGGAGGTTGAGCGGCTGGATACAGCCCTGGCGTGGCGGTGGGCTATGTTGGAGAGTATGGAAGACACTAAGCAGCCAGAGGCGGACAGGACGCGTGTGTTACGGCTAGTGGAGCAGGTGTTCGGCGTAGCCGAGCAGGCAGTTAAGCAGTTGGACGACTCGCTAGAGTCGGCTGCAATCAAGAAAGAGCTGGAAAAAGTAACAGCAGCGAGGGAAGTGTTATGCCAAGACAGGGTGTGCCCGCCGAAGTAAGTGGGACGTTGCGAATGTCAAGCCTGCCAGAGGACATGCATAAACTGGTAGGAGATTTGCTTGAGGAGGTGCAGACTATAGAACTCGTAGGTAGTGGTGTAAACGTATACGCAGACTTGGATCTGTGCGTGGTCCATACATCGCTTGAGCCGTACAGGCAGGATGCTGTAAATATGCTGGTAGAGTGGGGGCTGCCCGATCTTCGTAAACTCTCGCAGTACTGTCAGGCTATGCAGGGAGGGGATGTATTCCCGCCGTTAGTTTTAATGTGCGAGTACGGACAGCTAGCAGACGGTTTTCACAGACTGGCTGCTATGTTGCTCCTCGGTATTACAACGCATCCGGCTATCTTGTTACAGGAGTCGCTGCAGATGAACAGCAACCAACAAAATGAAAGAGAGAAGCATGAGTAGCGTCGTAAAACCAAAAGAGCTCACGTGGGTAGAGTGCGTAGGGTTGTTCTGTGGGACCCAGGATTGTACTCCGCTGCAGCTAGCAGGGGATCTGGACAGACAGCGAAAAAAGTTTAACCCGACAGGGTGGGTACTGCTGGAATGTCAGCAGCTTGACTCCCGCTACATGGGCACACACACAATGGCTCCGTTCGGCCCAACCAACACATTCAAAGAGCCGCCTACCCGACCAGTCAGTCCGCGAGGGTTGTCTTCTGATATGAGTGTAGTGATCGGTATCTTGCTGGTGAAGGAACTACCGATGCTGGCCACCACCACAGGAGCGGCCAGTGCCGAAGAACAAAAACCGTAATAAGCCTCGTAAGAATTCGCACCACCGAAGATTTGTAAAACAGCGAGAGCCAGACAAGCGTAGAAATTCACTATTCCGGGTAGTGATCTACAAAGCTGACCTTAGTGTCATTACTGTAGGTACGGCTAACAATCTGGAGGTTGTACTGCGACTGGCGGAGAGTCGGGATGTGTTTCGGCAAGTAGGCCCTGCCGAAGATCTCGTGGTAGAGCGGCAGGTCCACACACTAACCGCGGGGTTGCAGTGGCGACTGGATCGTGTAGTGAAGTACGCCACGGACAGACCCAGGTCTGCAGAGATCCTGAACGGTAGTCGGGTACGGGTGTACGATGGCCTGGATTTCAAAGACGACGTGAGTACTCCGGTAGGTATGCTGATGCGGCCGGCTACTGTCGTTTGCCGTTACGGCTGTAAGCGAGAGCTGGGCGGGGAGGTCTTTATGTACCCAGATAATCTGGATGTCGTGTTTGACCACAGACCTAAACAGGTTTCACATGGCCACTTCACTGAAGGGGCTGAGTTACTTTAACTGGGAGCAGCCGTGGACATTGAAGCTAACTTGCGAGAGCAGCTAGAGCTTGCGGAAGAGATTACAGCGTTGTGGGATGTATGCCCGGAGAGTGGCGAACCCACAGCAGCACAGGTCGATAAAGTGTATCAAGCGGGAATAAGGTTGGCCGAGCTGGTCATAGCGGCCGACCTGTTTAATAACACGATTAAAGTTTAGCGAGAAGGGTCACGATGCTTATAAGGTACGTACACACTACTCGAGACAATGAGGATCACCGCCGGACACGAGACTTTGACAGGTGGCTGCATGAAAGTATTAACGCTGGCGGTATAGAGTGGCGGTTAAGGCAGCTGACAGCTGTTGTAGCCATACTGGTTACAACGCACCTGGAGCAGCACCCGCAGGATATTGGTAAGGTGGCTGACGCACTTGGTGACGACGGCCGAGATCACGAATTGTTACAAGACGAGCAAGGTTAATAATCATGCAGGCAGTTTATATAAGTTTAGCTATTGCAGCCGCGATGCTGGCAGGCCTGGTCGCTCTCAGCTCCGGGGGTGTAGTGCAGATCGTTGTGTGTGTAACGATAGCGGCGTATCTGCTTGGTGTTCGTGACGTGCATCCGCGAAGACGCGATTAATTGTAGGGAGTGAGTTCTTATGGCTTCTAAGCCAGAGTGGTGTTACCAAGGTGTTGTGTATGCGTCTATGGACGCTGTAAAACTAGGTAGTCGCTATACAGTGAGTGGCACTACATCAACGGGGGGAAAAGTAACTACAGTTCTCCCTGTTACGTCCCCGGCAGCTCGTGCACCCGGTGTAGAGTATAAGGCTGGTGTTATGCTTCAGCCAAAGTCTATCCAGTTTGTGGACGACTACGGCAACACGCATACCATCACGACAAGAAGGGTACCTCCGGCGTGGTGGCGGAAATTTCGAGCATCATTACACGCGTCCGGTTTTCAGCAGGAGTAAAAAAACATGAAGACAAAGAAGCCAGTTACGGCGGTTAGAGCTCCAGCACGGCGCCTGCAATCCATGCACCCAAGTGCAGCTGCAGCGGTAGCTAATCGGGCGGCCTACGAGTTGCGGGAAATAGTGCAACGAATGACGAGAGATTGTGACGCACCAGCTGGTGGCGAGCTGGAATCAGCGGAACGGGAAAGCATGATGGCTGCTGTCTATCTGCTGGTTCAGATTATCCACGAGGCAGACGGACCTTGGCAAAGTAAAACTGTGCTACACTTAGCGGCAGCACTGTCGGGCAAGGATGTCGCTACCCAATCGGAATACATGTACAGCTAACGGGAGATTACCGTGGCAAGTCGCAGCCCCAGATCGAGACGGAGACGTCACCGCCGCAGAGCCGGTGTCAAACCTGCCTGTTGTGTGAGTACTGCCAGGCTTGTCCGAGTGTGGTGTGATGCGTCCTTCTGCAGTGTGGGGTCGCTTAGTGTTGGGGCAATCAGTATCGATGGGCAACCTGTGCAACTAGTTAGGTTCTTTGCAGGGTCCAGCGTGCAGGCGGAGGTGTTAACCCTACTGTTTGCTGCATTGTTCGCCCCGCACGGCAGCCTGATTTACTCAGACCTGCGGGACGTTACAAACATTATCCGCAAAAAGCACTGTGTGTATGTGATGCTAACTAAGGTGCTGACTGCGAGACAGCATATTTTGCGGTACTGTAAACCGAACCTCCGCGCAGCTGTGTACGAGGAGTGCCACCTGTCTGCGAGCTCGGAAGCTAGACGGTTAATTCAAATAGCTAGAGGGTTATGGCGAGTCAAACATGCAGATCACGTTGAGAGCCAAGAGGGGGAGGGTGGGTGTATTTGCGAGGTTCGCAGCACCGTGGAAGGAGATTTATCTGCGGCCGGGTCAACCAGATTGTACTGCAGCGATAGTAGATGACCGAGGTATGGTGATTGTCGAAGAGTTAAAAAATAGGCAGCTATACCAAGTCACCTTGACGCTATACAACGCATCTGTAGTGGGAATACTAGGGAACGATCGTTGGGCTATAGCTGACCGTGCAGGCTTACCAGGGGAGACACAGTGACAGAGAAGTACCTCAGGGTGATACCCCGAGACCTATTTAACGAGGCGACACTATTGAAGTGTCTAGGTCAGCTGACCTTGTGTATTTATGACGAGTGGTGCCAGCACAGCAACGTAGGTCTGGTACGCTTCAAGCTTGAGGTCGTGCAACGAGCACCGAAGTCTGGGTTCCGAATAGCTCAGAACAGCAGTGATGGCAGCATCTATTGCAGCAACCTGATGATACGCAGTCACGGCATAGTGCTGTCTATTAGGTGCCCACTGAATGCTCGTGGTAGGTATCCGTTATTCGTAACGGCAGAAGACATCGAGGAGTTCACAGAGGAAGACGTAGATGTGTTCGCCTATGATTCGCCAGCCATCAGCCAAGAGTTCGTACGGCTGCTTGCTAGGATTGCGGTAGATAAATAAGGGGGGTACACTCCTGTATTCTACTCACAGGAGATAGCCCATGACTGAGTTTGAGCGGATAGGTAAGCAGTTAGGTAAAACAGCCGGAGAAGCGATTGCAGCGACAGTGATGCCGGTGCGGTCGACTGTTCGCACATATGCCAAACCCGGCAAGAAGCCTATGCCGCAACCGGCTTATCGTAAGCAGGCATCGGGTGTGTTTGATTCGTTACTGTACCCAGACAGGCCGCCGGCACCTAAAGCATCAACCAAGGGTAGGCAGCAGCCCGCTAAAGCGAGCGGACCGGTGCAGGTTGTGAAAAAAATAAACACAAAAGGTGGTGAAAAGTGAGTTCGGAGATCGTAGCAATACAAGGTACGACTACAGTGGTGCGCAGCACGGCGAAAGCCGGCTGTTTCAGATTGAGCACAGGTAGAGAAGTGTGGCTACCGTGGTCTGCTGTAGATGATGGCAGTGTAGACAAAGACGGGGCAACCGGTACGCTGTACGCGAAGCAGTGGTTGGCAGATAAGGAGAGTCTACCATATGGGGACTAAAGGGCGGCACAGGAGAGCGGCAGGCTCCCCGCTAGCTGCAGGTCAGAAGGTTATGCTGGGTCTTGGCGTGACGCCCAGCATCAAGAAGCTGGAAGCAAAGTTAGGTATCAGTGTTTTCACGGTGGCCAGCACATTCAAGGCAATCGCCCCGCACAACAAGAGTGGGTGGTGTGCTCACCTGAGCGAGCTGTCAGCTATATCGCTCGAGAGTGTAGTGCTTGATGTCGCAGATCTTGTGCTTTCTGACATGTGATATCGTTTAATCTCAGTGAATTCCGGCTGTTGCACGTGTGCCGAGATAGCATTCTTGATCGCGACACGTCGGAAGTTCACTTCGCGAATGTGTAGAGCCCGCCGACCGATGGCGTCCAGTGTAGCTCCATCATCAACTCCGGCTTTAAGTGCAGCTTCTGCATCCCAGCCTGATGAGTTGATTTCAAGCAAGGTGGCCAGCAGGTGCTGCAACACTGCATCATCTGCTGCAACACCCTTTTCATAGTAAGAGATCTGCGCACGTAGCAGGTCATATTCTGCCGAGGTGAGAGACAACTTCTTCAGGCGGATCTTTGCAATTGTAAGTCGGTCACACAATTCTGCGACCGGCATTGGTATAGGTACGCAATTTGACATGAGGGGTCCCTATGAGTGATTCAGTTTTTGTAGATGGCAATCTCCCTGTACAGTATTCGTCTGCAGAGGAGCTTGCAACCCTGCTTGAGCGGGCGGTACCGGAGATAGAGTCTCTGCAGCGGCAGCTTCGTGAGCTGCTCCAGCGACTCAGTGATGGGTTTAATACGACGAGCTTTCATGGGGGTATTCAAGTCTGTGGAGTGGGTGACCCGATACAGATTCGCCGAGAGCTAAAGCGGGCAGCGTGGCGGGTTATTTTTGACAAGCTGGATATACAGCCATATTACAGCCTGAAGAGGCTGAAGAAGATGCACGAGGCACTGTCTGCGGACGTCGACAAGCGTGGCCCTGATAGCGAGGGAATAGATACGATGCCGGATATCACCGCAGAGAGTATGCGGCAGATTGTCAGCGGCATCCGGGTAGACCGGGACATGTACATCACAGAAAAAGTCTGCGAGGTCTACCAGAAGATGAAGCCATCGCTTCGGGATCAGTACAAGACGAATATCCGCAACCGGTGGAAGCTGAGCGACAAGGTGCTGTTCTCGAACATGGTTAGCCTGCACTCCGGCTCCCAGTTCAGTATAAGCTGCACCACCAATACCAGCATGTTGCACGGGCTGGATATTGCGATGCATTATTTTGACGGTAAACCCGTTCCGACCGGGTACAGATCCCCCCTGATGGAGGAGCTGCACATGAATAACGGGAAAGGTGAGACAGAGTACTTCTCGTTCAGATGCTTTAAGAATAGAGCACTACACCTGAAGTTACTGCGGTCGGATCTTGTTGCTTTGTTTAACCAACGCTGCGGGCACCCTAGGGCGCTACCAGGTCGAACAGAAGATCCGTATCAGGCTGGTGATTTGGAGTACGACTTCACTCACATCGCACCAGGTACAGATTACGAGCTGTTTGAGACACCTCAAGAGCTGGCTGAGGAGATGTGCGACATCGCAGATGTCAGCCGACACGACAGGGTACTCGAACCGTCCTGCGGTAAGTTACGGATTGCGTTTGCGGCAGCAAAGCGGGGTGCGCTGGTGCACGGCTACGAGTTGCAGCAACAACTTACGACGACGAGTAAGGTGTACGAAATGTGCTATAAAGCTGGTTACGATGAGCTGTATACCAGCATCTGTGTGCAGAAGGCGGATTTCCTGAAAACGGTATCGTCGGAGTACATGGAGTACGACAGCGTGTTGATGAACCCGCCGTTTTCTCGCGGGAGAGCTGCAGCCCATATCCGGCATGCCTGGTCGTTCCTGAAGACTGGCGGTGTGTTGGTGGCCATAGCGGACGCCGGTATCACATTCCGGCAACGGTCTGCAGACACGGAGTTCCGAGCGTGGCTGGACAGCATTAACTCCGAGGTGCTAGAGCTACCAGCTGGGGCATTCAAGGAATCTGGCACAAGTGTTAACGCTGTGCTGCTGATACTAAGAAAGTACACATGACTAATAGACCGGCAGTTAAATTGGCAGATAGGAAATACCTTCAGAAACTAAAAAAGGAGGGCCGGCTTCGCGGCACGGTAGACGAAGCACTACAAAAGCGAGGAGGTAGAGCTAGAAGACGATCGGATTACGAAATCTGGTGCGAAAAGCGGAGCCTGCGGCTACCTAGAGTTGTGTTAGCTGTTGGCGACGATACATCAGCGAGGTTGAGTAGCCTCGCACGTGCTATGTACCCCCGCAGACAGCGATGGGTTCACAACGTTGTAGCTACAAACAACCATAAAGATAAGCAGCTGGATATCACAGCAGAGTCTGATGGTAGGTACTCCAGCAGATGTACCTATAAGAAAGTTAACTATGTGTTGTCTATCCGGTCGTTTTGTGTAGTGGGCAGACACAGACTTCTCTACTTCCATGGTGACGGACATACAGCAATCAGGCTACCTAAAGGGTTCTACTTCACCGCTTTTGGGGGGTTCTTGAATGTTCGCAGCGAGTTAAAGAAGTACGCTGCACAGTTCTTGCGCATACCGACTGGGGATAGACTTCTCCACATCGGCAGATGTAGTAAGACAGTTTTACGGAACGCATTTGAAGTAAAGCTGATGGACGCGGAGGAGGAGCGCAACAAGGGGCGACTAGAGAGGAAAATGAAGAAGACGATGCTCAGACTCAGCAAAACAAAGATATCTGTGCGGTGTGTGTTTGCTGGTACAAGTGTTACACTCGTACGCGTACCAACGCAGCCAGACAAGAGTTGCGTGATCATCGAGGGGCTATAGTATGCAAATAACACTACAGCCTCCTGTACTACCAAGAACCGCACTAGGTGATAAAAATCAGTTAGTGCGACTGGCTGGGATACCGCAGCACGATAAGAGCTATAACCGCATTGCTGTTCTGACTAGAAGAACAGAAGACGGTACTAGCTACGGTACATGGGTGTTTATGGGGTGGAGCTACGGCATGCGTAACATATCGTGGGGTGAGTGGATGCATGTTTTTCTAGTTATGCGTGGGGAGTTATCTAAAAACCTTCCGGTTTACTATTACGCAACCGAAGCAGAGGATGAAAGAAGTACAAATGACTACGAAAAAGAAAACGAAACGAACTACCAAAAAGGCGACCCTGCCGACAGGTATCGGTCCGCACGAGATCGTGCAGCCCTTTAACGAGCAGTTCAAGTTCCCCGGTGGCGGCAAAAGCATTACGTTTGACGCAGAGAGTTACACAGCTTGGCTGCATACCGTGTTACCGGTAGTAAAAGATTTGACGCCGTGCAGCGGACTAACCATGGAGGTGATTGCAGAGAACGGTGTCCCTGTAGGCGACTACTTGTTGTATGCTCGCGAGATGCCGTTGTGGTACTGGGGCTCTTATTGGGGTGGTATTGGTTTCGCTACGTTGCCTAGTGAAAACCAGTACGCGAAAAGGTTAACGCTGCAGATCTACCGTGGCACAACGTCTGCGAATATTGGGTTCTCGGCCCCTGTGGTGATACCTGTGTTGTGCGAGAAGCGGTACGGTATGCCGGAAGTGTGGATGTCGCTGACACCTAATGAGATCCTAACTCTTCGTGGGCAGGTTCGCCGAGCTCGTGGTATTGTGGGTGTGGCAGGGCTGGGACTTGGTTGGGTGGTTCGCAGGATACTGGAGAGGCCAACAGTCAAGAAAGTGACTGTGGTAGAGCGTAATTCTGCGGTTATTGAGATGTTCGGTACACCGCTACTGCGGGAGTTCGGTGATCGGCTGCAGATTGTTAATGAGGACGCTTACGCGCACGACTGGCACCAGTATGATGTCTCACTGTGGGATATCTGGCCAGGGTACGGTGACGCAGATTTTGACAACCTGTTCACTGAGATTCGCAACAGCCTTCGCAAGGCCGGTAAGGTGTGTGTGGGTTGGGGTGACAAACTTCACGGAGTGAGCTGATGCGAGTTCTAGTGAGTTGCGAATGTTCGGGAATAGTGAGGGATGCGTTTATCGCCAACGGGCACGACGCCTGGAGCTGCGACTTCAAACCGAGCGAGCGATCAGGTCCTCACTTGCAGTGCGACGTCTTAACTGTGTTGGATCAGGGTTGGGATCTGTGCATTAACCACCCAGACTGCACCTTTCTGACGATATCTGCGGCGTGGGCCTACACAGACGGCCCATACCATCAGAAGGTCAAACCGGGTACGCTGGTTGGGGAGCCGAGACGGCAAGCTCGTCGAGAGGCGATTCAGTTTGTGCGACAATTGTGGAATGCCCCAATTCCTCACATAGTCATCGAGAACCCTATCGGTGTACTGTCTGCGGAGTTGGGCAAGCCGCAGATAGTGCAGCCGTGGCAATTCGGTGACGACGCCAGCAAGGCGACATGTTTGTGGCTGAAAGGCGTACCACCACTACAGCTGGACCCGGCGGCAGCATGCCTGCCCAGGTTCGTTATGCATAACGGGAAGCTGTGCAAGCGATGGGCGAATCAAACTGACTCCGGCCAGAATAGGTTAGCACCGTCAGCGAACAGGTCAGCAGATCGGGCGAGGACGTACCCGAGTCTGGCTAGAGCTATGGCAGAACAGTGGGGGCGGTTGCAGTAATGTAGTGCGACATGCTACAGTGTCAGGATCTCAGCTGGGTCGGGTGTAATACCTGACCAGCTGTTATCCTTTTTTTTTAGCTATCAGAGATCCGAGAGTACTTATGACTACTGAAGATCAAGCGATCGCCAAGATGATCGCACCCGGGACCAAGCGTAAGAAGATTTGGCGAAATGGTGTGTTGCAGATTTTCATAACTAGAGCCTGCGATAAGAAGTGCTTTCACTGCACACAGAACTCGCAGATGGCCGGAGCCGCGGCAAAGATAACCCCAGAACAGTTGCGGCAGGCGTTAGAGTCGCTGAACTTCAAAGACGGCACCAGACCTTACTTCGGTGTCGTAGGCGCATTTGGCGGAAATCCCCCCCTTCACCCACAGTTCGAAGAGCTCTGCAGCATTTTTCGGGAGTATGTACCCTTTGAGCAGCGAGGGATCTGGAGCAATCACCCACGCGGTCAGGGTGCGATTATGCGGCAGACCTTCAACCCGAAGGTCTCTAACTTGAATGTCCACGAGAGTAAAGAAGCTTACGACGAATTCGCCGCATCGTGGCCTGAGTGCAAGTCTGAGCTCAAGGGGTTAAAGGCGGACTCGCGACACACCCCGGCACTGGTAGCTATGCAGGATCTGGATGTGCTCCCTGGTGGTGTAGAGAACACAGAAGCTAACCGGCTTACGCTGATTGCAGACTGTGATATCAACAAGTACTGGTCTGCAATGATCTGCCCTGTGCGGAACGAGCTGCGAGCCTTTTTCTGCGAGTTAGCAGCCGCGCAAGCCATGCTGCACCAGAATAATCAGAACTGGATGGGTACAGGGCAGCCTATGCCAGATACCGGCCTGCCAGTTACCCCAGGTTGGTGGCGAGAGCCGATGGAGAGCTTCCGGCAGCAGGTAAGAGTGCACTGTCATGCGTGCGGTATCCCGTTGCGTGGTTACGGAGCACTAGCGAATGCTGGACCGCACGAGCAGATCAGCGAGACGCACATGGGTGTTTCTCGTATGAAAGACAGCCGGCAGATCATGCAGATCACCCAGCTCGTACAGCTGGGTGCTGACTATCTGGGAAAAGCAACAGACTACATCGAGAACGGGGGAGTTTAGATGACACCGGATAAGGTAAATGTCAAAGATATACACTATCTACCTCGCACATATAGTGGCCTTCTGGGGTACTCGTGGCTCGGACACCCCGAGCTGCTTTCGGTTATCCCGCAGTTACCACACACAGGTACGCTGGTCGAGGTGGGTACAGCTTCTGGTGTTACAGCAGCATTATTCTCAGCGTCGCGACCAGAGTTGCAACTTGTTTGTCTGGATACTTTCGTAGAGGCTCCCGCCCACTTACCGACAGATAGGCCAGACTGTCGCAGCGGCGCAGACAGACGCAATGACTGGCGGCATAATGCAACCCCTCGCATGGTGTTGCTGGAGCAGACATTAGCAGACTTTGCAAAAAGTATCCGGATAGCTGACATGGCTGTCTTCATTGATGGAGACCACTCTTATGAGGGTGTAGTAGCCGACCTGGCCGTGTGTGAGGAGTATCTTCCAGAAGTTATCTTCTGCCACGATTACGGCGACCCACACTGGACTGGCGTGAAGCGAGCCGTAGATGAGTTCCTGATACGGTGCCCAGTTTACGGCCTCACTAACAAGTGCAATTCTGCCATCACACTGAGAAAAAAATGAATCCTCGTGGCATCACCGTGTGTGTAGACTACGACGACTTATTGCAACTAACACTACCGCAGAACCTGCAGTTTGTGTCAGAGCAGTGGGTCGTCACGTCGCCAACAGACGACAGGACACAAAAATTACTGCGGGACAAATTCCCTGCTGTTAAGGTATTTGTAACGGATGCGTTTACTCGCTACGGGGCCAGTTTTAACAAAGGCCTGGCCATGGAAGAAGCATTTACTGCCATGGGTCGCGACGGCTGGATCCTGATATGGGACGCAGACACGGTGTTCGAGAGTCGCCTGTTTTCCGGGTTCGCGGGGGTAGCTAGATTCAGTAAGGACATCCTGTACGGCTGTCGCAGACTGATACTGACAGACCCGACTATTTACGAGGCGGACCCAGCAGCAGCGTGGCGGCAAGCGGTGAGGACAGATGACACCGACATCCCGGGCTACTTTCAGCTATTCAACGCAGCAGCTCCGCAGCTCAAAGGTAGAGAATTTTGGTACGACCCGACTTTCGCCCACGCTGGGGGTGGGGACGCGTACTTTCACAGCCTGTGGTCGGTCAGGCGTAAACGGAGGCTGCCTATACTCGTCTTGCATTTAGGCCCTCGAGACTGCAACTGGTTCGGGAGGGTCTCCGCTCGTGTCGATGGCGGTGACGTGGCGGGCGAGGGGCGGCAGGAGGTTGAGCTAGCTGCGCTGCGTAAATTTCAAGGGTGGAGGGATATACACAGAGGCAAGCACAAGAACGCAGACGGGAAAGTGCTGGACAGGGTAAGTGTACCGGGTGTTAAATCTACATATGTTTGGGGAAGATCCAAGCCGCCGGAGCAGTGATTCGATGCAGTGTATTACCGTAGCAGTAGGGTACGCAGACATACTAGCAATTACATTACCAAGGAATCGACAGCACTTCAGCTGCATGCACCTTGTGACCTCAGAGGACACCCAAGACGACGCGGTAGTCGAGCTAGGTAAGCAGTTCAACTGTAGCGTGACCCGCACACCCGCCTTTTATCGTGACGGTGCATCCTTCAATAAGTTTCTGGCTGTAAATGCGGCGCTGGCAGCGGTGCGACCACGCGGCTGGTTGTGTTTCATGGATGCCGACGTTGTGTTACCGCCAACGCTACCTGTGAACGATTTCGATGCAGGTAACATCTACAGCCCGCCACGCCGAATGCTTGTAGATACTTTTGCTGAGATACCGCCGCACACAGAGTGGGGCAGGTTACCACTCGGCCCGCCTGCGCCGCGTGGTAAAATTATGGCCGGATACACGCAAATTTTCCACACAGCGGACGTTGTGCTGCAGGCGTTACCGTGGTACGGGTCGGACTACAAGAATGCATCTGACGGGGATACGCAGTTTGCAAGGCGGTGGCCCAAAGCAAACCGGCTAAGACCAGCTTTTGACGTTTGCCATCTTGGGCGGGACTCTGTAAACTGGTGCGGCCGCGTCGCAGAATATGCGGACGGTAGCTTACCGCCGCAGGCAGGTGAGCGACTGATTCAGGTGCAGGCTTTTCTTGCTGGTAGGCGAGCGGCAGCCCGCAAAGCACCTGAGAAGCCAAAGCGTAAGTAGAAGATCGACAACGTAGTCGATCTCAGTGCGACAGTCCGGTGGTTATGCGTAGCCACCCAGCAGGAGTAGAGAAGATGGAAGAGAGTACAACAACCAGCGTCGTCCCGTACAGTGAATTCGTACGAGCACTGTCTAAACCTGGTGAGGTTATGCTGGCGGAGATGACGCCGGAAAAGCTACACCTGTGGCACATGTCGAGTGCGTTGCTGGATGAGGTGGCCGAGCTTGCCGAGTGCATGGTAGACTACGACCACGGCAAGAAGACAAACGCGATTGAAGAGTTTGGCGATATGCGATTCTTTTTGCAGGGTATCTGCAACGTGATCGACGAAAACCTCAACTATACGTTTGCAGCCTGCCACGGGGTGCGAATCCGTAACAGTGATACGACTGAGACACTGATGCTGCTCATTGCTGCGGGTAAGCTGTTTGATGCAGTGAAACGCTATGTTATTTACAACGGGCAACTGGATAGAGTCAAACTCGTTGACTCGCTGGTGGAGGTTGTCCGCAGCATTACGCGGCTGTATCTGGTTGTCGAGGTGAGTGATGAGATCGTAGAGCGATCTAACCGCGTCAAGCTGGGTTTGCGGTACGCGAAGCTGACCTACGGCGACCAGGCCGCCCAGCAGCGAGCAGATAAACCTGCTGGCGAGTAACTCACTGACCGGATCTGGAATATCACACCGTGGGACGATAGGTAATGGCTCATACGAAGTTTGTTTTGCAGAGTATACACAGATCCGGTGCCGGGATGTTGATGAGTGCGTTAAACGGGCACCCCCAGTGTGCGATGCACGGGTGCCCGTTTAACGACTACAGCGAAGACCTCACTGTAGCAACCGCATGGAAGTCGCTGTTTGACGAGACTACAGAAGTCTGTGAGTACGCAGACCCAGCAGAGAATACAGCTTCCGGGTTTACCAGCTACAGATTCCCACCCGCTGCCGCTGGCGGTCGGTCTGTCAGGTGGGAGTTGACCAACTCGCTGTGGCAGTACCTGACAGATAAAGGTGCGGATACGGCAAAGGTTATTAGGCTGCACAGGAAAGACGCGATCGCCCGCGCGATCAGTGAATTCTTCGCAATCGTTACAGACATACGATCTGCACGGCTCTGTACAGACGCACTGAGGCTCTACAAAAGCAACAAACTTAAACCACGGGCCGTACCGCCGTACCTGTTTCGCACCCTTCTGGATGACTGGCTGCTCGAGCGATCACTACAATTCGGCCGGGCTGAGGTTCTTGAAGTAACCTACGAACAGTTGGAGCAGGACTGGTCTGGCAGCATTGCGACTATTCAGGAATACCTCGGGCTGCCGTGGTCTGACCTGCAACCTACGCTTGCCAAGCTCAGTGTCCCGCAACCGCACACCTTGGTAACTAACTGGGAAGAGATAGTACTGGCGTTCAGGAATACAGGGTACGAGCACCTGTTCGTAGACTATGCTATTAAGTGTAAAGAGGGAAGGTAGCTGTGTTTGTTCTGCGAGGCTACACCCGCTCAGGTACAGAGATGCTGCGGTCCGCCCTGGATCAGCACCCTGACATAATATGCCACGGCCCAATATTTACAGATAAGAACAAAGACGAGTTAGCCAAAGGTGACCCTCAGCGGCTACTCCTGGCTAAGAACCTTCGACCAACTGACGGGTTCGTGATGGGTGCCGGGCCTCCGCGTGGTGATGATGTAGTGCGGCTGGCCGTAAGCGAAATGTGGGGGTACGTAGCTTCCCAGAGTATGGCTGTAGTAGCTATCCAGCGAAGAGATATACTGAGGATGGTTGTATCTGACGCTATACAGCGTACTGGTCGGCCCCGCACGGTCAAGTTAAGCGACAAGCCGAACAAGACTAAACAGACACTGCTGATAAGACCGGAACAACTATTGCGAGCGGCCGCTGCAGCTCAGCAAGTTGCGGATATAACGGCAAGCCAGTTCCCCTGGGCTAAAGTGGTCTACTATGAAGATATGCTTGCAAACTGGAATACCAAGATAGATGAGATCCTGTCTTACATAGGTGCGACTCGTATGTATCTCGGTGCCATGACCCGCCGACAGGAGGTCCGCAAGATCCGAAAAATAGTCCAGAATTACGAAGAGCTTAAAACAGAGCTGTACGGCTCGAGGCCAGAGTTGTTTGATATAGCGGAGCACACAGATGGTATCTTCAGTTACTAAACAGGTTAAAATACAACTTAAAACAACAACACCAGCATCACCTATGCTGGACAGGTACCATTTCAGTTATGTGGCTGGGTGGGTTAGACGTGTGCTGGTGACAGACCACACGGACATAGAGTTAATAGACGCACTGCTGAGCTATTCCTGCGCGGTGACAGTTATTATACCACCATCTGCAACCCTACAGAGTCTGCAGGCTGTTGCGACCGCCGCAGGCAGACCGCTGGCGGCAACTGTCGTAGTGTGTGACTTACGGGCATTCTTGTCGGCCTGCGAGCTGCAGCAATTCTTTGCTATATTTGCGACCCAGGAGACGGTTGTCGAGCTTCCCGGCTTGGCAGACCTGGCGAGGAGAGCAATAGCGTGGAACGGCACACTCCATGTGACAGGTATGAAACATGACGAGCTAACTGCCGGATCTCTACAGTGTATATCCACAGCAAGCTCGCCGATTGTGTCACTCAGAAAGGATGTAGGCTGGTTGTTGGCTACGTACCCACGTTGCGGGACCCACATGCTACTATCGGCACTGCAGCAACACTCAAAACTACAGGTTGGTACCGAGCTATTTAACCACAACACAGCGACAGGGTCCCACAGGTTTAACACCGTTAGGCAGTCGCTGGAGGTAGGGTGGCCCAAGGCGAGCAGCGGTTTTGCAGTACACAGTTCGATAGAGGGGCCGCAGCACGCCCTCAGCATGCAGGAGACAATGCAGGGCACAGCTAATTTCTGGGAGACTATACCGGACTACACGCCGACGATACTGTTACAGCGGGATAATCTGCTGGAGCGGTATGTCTCACAAAAAGTAGCCATGGCTACACGGTCGTGGAACAGCACCGACAGCGGTAAGACGGCCAGCTCGTACGCCTCAGTGTATGTGGGCTTGGGTGAGCTAGCTGCAGACATAGCGTACGTGCGACGCTGCTACGACAAAGCCGCCGCTTATTTCAAGTACTCGCTGGTTGTGCGATATGAGGATATGTGCGAGGATCCTGTAAGAGAGTTGCGGCGGGCGCAGGAATTCCTTCGAGTAGACTGGGAGGATGTGCGGCCGCTAACCGTGAAACTGACAGCAAACACTCTCGAGATTGTAGAGAACTACACACAAGTGAAAGCTTGGTGTCGTAGAAATGGGTATGGTAATTTTCTTGTAGAGGAACAGTAATGCAGGGTGCACCACCAATTGCAGCTATAATGGTGACAGGAAAAACAGTAGCCCGTTACGCACTAGCTAGAGCAGCTATGCAATCGTTTTTGTCACAAGACTATAACGGTAAGACGCACCTGTTTATCATCAACGACAACCCTGCCCCTCTATTGGAAGAGGCAACGTCATATGCCAACGTCACGGAGGTCCGTGTCCCGTTAAGGGCCACACCCTGCACCCTCGGAGAGCTTAGAAATGTAGGCTTGGACATGGCAGCCGACGGCTTCGACTACGTTGTGCAGTGGGACGATGACGACTTCTCGTTGCCGCACAGGCTGAGTTACCAGATAAAAGAGACCACGCGAGGCACGGCCTCTATATTCAGATGGCAGACACAGTACAACCTGGCTACCGGTGCGTGTTTTGCTGGTTGCGGTAACGTGTCTACAGTTAAAGGCTTCGCAGGGACTATGTTGTTCCCAGCAACCACAAAAGCCCGGTTTCAATCAGTGGCTCGCGGTGAGGACACTTACTTTTTGCAGGCTGTAAAGCAAAAGACAACACTGCATGTGATATCAAACAGGCCAGAGATATACCTACGGCTATACCACGGTCACAACACTTGGCCAGAGTCGCACGTGATGAGGCGAAGGGCCGGCTCACGCCAGCTGCACGACAACGAGCTGGCGATTGTGCGGCAGATAGTAGAGACCAACTACCCGTGGGCGGCTAGCGGGGCTGAGTAATGTTCAAAAAACACCCACACAGGTCAGCCTGTGTCGGAGAGCACCGAAGTGGTTGGGATTATGTGCGGTCGCATTTAGCGGCAGCGTACACAGCTGATGGTATAATCCTGGACGACTTTGTAGAGCGTACCTTCCTGTACGACGATAGCTGGCACAACAACCACGTGTACACGGAGCCGTGGGTTGGCATAGCTCATCATGCCCCAGATATCCCGTCATGGTACATGGACAAGCTGCAGCTGTGGGACATGGTCCAGTCGCATAGATGGTTAGAGAGTCTGCCGCAGCTCAAGATGCTGGTCACCATGGCTCCCAATCTGCAGCGGTGGTTCAAGACGCACTACCCGCAACTCCCTGTAGTCTGCATTAAGCACCCGACAGGTAGACCGTTATTGGAGTGGACCCCAGCCAGGTTTACCCACAATCAGGAGAAGTTACTGCTGCAAGTAGGTTGGTTCTGTAGAAACACTGGCGCAATCTATCAGGTGGACACACCTGCTGATTTTTTTCTGCGTAAGGGCCACTTGCGGCAAGCGGCCAGATGGATAGGTTACACTGAGCTGCTGTGCCAGACGAGTTTCAGGACAGCTGACTATAACCGCGGCAGGACGATAGTCCTGGAACCGCAGGGGAATGCAGACTACGACCACCTGCTGGCTAAAAACGTAGTGTTTATTGAGGTAATTACAGCAGTAGCGAACAATACAGTGGTGGAGTGTATTGCCAGGAATACACCCATTGTGATAAACAGACACCCGGGGCCTGCGTTTTATCTTGGGGAAGAGTATCCTCTGTTCTATGATGACATTCAGGATGTCCCTAAATTGTTAACACTGGAAAGAATACTTGAAGCACATTACTATTTGCGTCAGCTGGATAAGACATGGATTCGCGGGAGGTGTTTTGTGGAGTCGCTGCTCAGCAGTTGCGAACTTCACGGAATACCGACTCGCGACAGGTTGTCGACAGATGACGCACTTGTGTGTGTTTAGATGAGGGTGCAGGGATGGCAGCTAATGTAGCGGAAGAGATCAGAGCCGGGGCTATCAGTAAAGTGGTAGCAGATAAAGGATTCGGATTCATACAACCAGACATGCCGATAGGGTCGCAGCCCGTGGCGGACCTGTTCTTTCATGCCGCGTCGGTAGTACCTCGAGAGTTATTCGACCTACTTAAAGCTGGCGTGCGGGTGGTCTACAGACTGCAGATTTCAGAGCGAGACAATAAGCTGAGAGCTGGCGACGTGCGGCTGCCTACTCTGGAGATCCGTGTAAATGAAAAGCCAGAAATCATCTCGGCCGATTAAACAAGCAGCGATAGCACCAGCGATGCCTGCTGCCCCGGCGGCAACAGCAGCCCCACCGGCGCCGAAGCCTGCAGTACCAGTACCAACACCAGCTACAGCCGGTGCGGACGCCGGTAATGCTCGCTGGGACTTTTTCGACGATGCCGGCAAATCCTCTATACGGGATGCATCACTGGCGACATCAGCCGGCGCAGCCGCTGGTAATCGGGCTGCACAACTGGCGACAGCAGCAGGCGCTGGTAGTCGACTAGCGCCGGCAGCGGCAGCGGCAGCGGCAGCGGCTACCGGTACAGCTCAACGACAACCGGCCACACATTCGCAGTTTTCGGCAGCCTTGCAGACACCCGGCTTACGGTCTGGTAGCACTAGCGGTCAAGCCCTTGACCCAAATAGTCGCGACGCTCAGCAATACTGGGCTCGTCGGAGACAGGCTAGTCAGGAGCGGGGTGCTCAGCCGCTTAACCCGAAGAGCGTTGCTCGCGACTATGTCATGGAGACGGACGCCAGTCGACAAGCTGAGACCTCAGCAGACAATCGCGGCTCGTTGATGGGGCGGCTGGCTGGATTCAACAGGGTGGACCCC